TGTAGCAGAACAGGAACCCGCTCTCGGTCGGCGTGACAGCCGAGCCGGGGTTCTGGTGGCCGTCGAGGACCTGCACAACATCGTTGTCGTCGTAGGTCAAGCCGCCGCTGGGCTTCGCGGTGATAATGAGGGCGTGTGCCATAGGTCAGAGTTCTGGGTTGTAGGTCTGCGCGGAAAACACCTCGACCAGCTCAAACGAGGCGTTGTAGCCGTAGTCGGCCTCGCCGTTCTCGGCAAACGACATCGTATCGTCACCGAACAAGACGGTGTGCGCCTCGCCGGTGTAGGGGTGCGTCCAGGAGAACGGCGTGTGGCCCCCGTTCGCGGACAGCAGGGCGGTGAGGGCCTCCCACTGCTCGCGCTCCATGACGGCGCTGACCTGCCACACGCGGCGACCTATGGCTTGGTTCGCGATGGTCTGCTCCTTCCCACCCTCGAACGTGTGCCGCCAGTAGCCGGCCTTGACGGTCTCCCGCACAGTCGCGTCCAGGGGGATCGTCAGCGACCCGGAGGCCGTGTCCGCCTCAGCGCTCACAGGGACCGACGCCTGCTCGTCAGGGCGGATGACAGGCGGATCTGTGAGGGTCAGGGCCTGGAACGCGCCTGCTGCGACGAGCGGGCCGCCGGTACTCTGGGCGTCGACGGTCAGGAAGATGCCCGACGCGCCCCTGGTTCCCGTTGCGGCGCTCCTAGTGTCAACGAGGTAGCCGTCCTGCTCTTGGATGCCCGCAAGGTTCTCCGGCGTCGGCGTAATCTGGACGCTATCAACCTTCACGATGAGCGCCACGAAGGTGCCCTGCCCGAACTGGTCTCCGTCGAAGTTCCGGGTCTCGACATCAAGGGTGAACGCTGTGCCGATGCTGAGCCCAGCAGTAGTCAGGTCCGCCGTTGCGAGCACCTGCCCCTCGTAGGCGATGCTCGTTGCGGGCTCGAAGTGTCGGATCTCCAGAGACCAGACCGGCGAGGCTGATGCGTCATAGAGCACTGACACAGCGTAGCCGGTCTTGTTGCGACCGTTGATCTGGCTGGAACTTGGGCGAGTGCCAGAGCAATCGAAGATGCCTGTCGTGCCCTGCTCGCGGATGGTCAGGCGCGACAGGATCCCCATGCGGGTGCGCGTGCTCAGGTCTTGATTCAGACGCACGAGGGTCGCCTGATATCGCTGCTCTGTGCCTGAGGGAGGGATCTGGTGAATGTGGAAACCGGGCCGCCCTGTTCCGCTGTTTGACCCCGTGTTCTGCTCGCCAGCGACTACGCGGTCAGCGGTAGCTGTGTCCCGTCGAAGCTGGCAGCGGATGACATTTGAGGATCCAGTCTCGCCGTCGCCCGCCCACGCGGTGCCGATGCTGTGCCCGGTGAGGACGCCGCTTGATACGTCGCGGCCCAGGCGAGGCTGCGACCTCTCGAACGTGTCCGCGAAGATCAGCTCCGTGTTGCCTGAGTCGCGGATGGTGAACAGGTTGCAGACGCCGACACAGTCGCAGCCCTCCGATGTGATCCTGCGGGTCTGAAGCCCGAAGCCGCAACGACCGTCCGCTAGGCCAGACAAGGTGAAGAAGCCCGTGCCGAAGAGCTGCCTCTCCACTCCTGTCAGGTCGGTTCGGTAAGCCCGAACGCGGCGCTGCACGCCGACTTCCTGCACGTTGAGGCGAAGGGCTCCAGGGCGGAAGAAGTCGAACGCATTCCCCTGAGCGTGGATCTCGTCCGTCTCTTGGACTTCTTCATCTCCAAGGACCGTGATGGCACCTGCAGCCAGACGAAGGAGTAGCACCCGGTGGCGCGTTGCTGTCTCCTTCTCTTCGATCAGGAACAGGCCACTGACGTCTTCGTAGTAGTCGCCGGGTCGGCCCAGCCCCGTGTTCGTGACGAGGGTGCCGCCGCTAACGTGCGAGCAGATGCCGAACTGCTTGAAGCTATCGAAGTCGGGCGTGCCGTTGATGGCGTACAGGGCTGGAGCAAACGAGACGTTGCTGTTGGCTCTCTCGTTCTGGCGCTCAACGAACCACGCGGCGTCTCCGTCTGCGCCGAAGCCTGCGCCCGAGAGGGGCTGCGGTATCGCTCCGCCGACGCCACTGGACTGCCCTAGGGCTTGCTGAAAGATGTCCGTCAGCGCTCCGTTCGTGACTCGCAGGCTGTAACCCGTAGTGGTCTCCGGCTGAGTCGACCACGGCTGCACCTTGACGTACAGGTTCGGGTTGGGGCCGTAGGCGGTTGCGCCGTCTGCGAATAGTTCGTCGCCCCATGTCTGGTCAACCACGCCCCACCGCCTGGACCAGCTTGCGGTCCTGCCCGCTCAGGATCGCGTTTGCAACTCCGCTGGTGATGGTCGGCAAGTTTGCCTGGATGACCTCAGCGGCGGTCTTCGGGTCCAGCGACGGCACTGTGATGTTCACGGTCACGCCTTGGCCTCCGCCTTCCATCTTGACTGGGATGTTCTTGCCGTCCGGCAGGGGGACGAACGCTTCCGCTCCTCGGCCCTCCCCGAAGATCGCCATCTGCGGGCTGTTGGCAATGCCTCCGTTCGCGTAGCCATTGATGGGCAGGCTGTTGCTCATCTGGCCCTGCATGACGCCGCCGTTGGCGAGGCCCTTGATGCTGTCTCCGAAGCCGAAGCCGCTGAAGAGGCCGCCGGCGCTGAAGCCAAGGCCGTCCCTCAGGGCTCGCAAGATGTAGAACTGCGCGATGATCGAGCCGATGGACCGTGCCACTCCTCGCGCGAACTCCGAGAACGACGACTCGCCTGCGATAAGAGCGTCGGTCACATCCGCGAGCCCTCGCGTAATTGTTTGGAAGACCGCCTGGGTCGCTCCTCTTGCGAGGTTGAACTCCGACAGGCTCTCCCCGAACGCGGTGAACGCATCCTGGGCTCCGGCTGTAGCACTCGCGAACTTGATCTCTTGGGCTACCACGCTGGTGATCTTGTCGATGAACGCGCCTGCGAACTCTGTCGCTTTCGCAAAGGCGCCAGCGGTCTCTTCGATGCTCTTGTCGAGGGCGGTGAGGCTCTTCTTTGCCTGCGACACGGCTCGGTTCAGGGCCGCGTCAAGGGCTCCGCCGAACTCCGGCAGGCCAGGGATCAGCCTGTCGAGGTTGCTGTCCTTGATGAGCTTGCCGAAGGCTGTGCTGATGTTGTCGAACCCTTCCTTCAGCTTGGCCGTCTCGATGCCCGCCCTGGCAATCCCGATCCCGAAGTCCTTGACGGCCTCAGCGTTCGCCTTGACGCCATCCGCCACAATCTCCAGAACGCTGCCTGTCTCCTTGAAGTTGGCGGCGAGGTTGCTCACCTCCGTCGACCCTGCCAGCGTGTTGAATGCGTTGATCAGAACGTCGAGGCCAACTGCGATGGTCCTGAAGTTCTTGGACGCCAACCGAGCGATGATCTCGAAGTTGTTCTTGGCCGTGCGGCCAAGGAACACGATGGTCTCCACGAGCACCTGGAAGGCACCGGAGAGGACGGCGACTGCGGTGCCCACTCGTTTCAGGGATCCCACCGTGCCGTCTGATCCGCCGAAGGAATCTGCGAGCTGACGCCCGGCCTTGATTAGGCTCACGACTGCGCGGATGAAGCCAGCGGTCACGAAGGATGCGGCAGTCGCGACGAATCGGTAGTCGTTCGTAACCTCGGCGGCTCCTCCTAGCTCAACGATTGCGCCCTTGATCTCCTTGATGAGGTTCTGGCCCAGTTCGATGCGGACGTCCTTTGTGGACTCTCTGAGGGCACGCAGGCTGTTGGCGTAGCTGTCGGAGGTCCTCTGGACGTCGCCTAGGTCTTTGTCGAAGGCTGCGTAGATGATCGACAGCCGGGCAACAATCTTGTCCTGCTGCGTCAGCTCCTTGGCTGTGTCAGCAAGGCCAAGCTCTAGCGCCTTCTGCTGAACAGCGGCCTCGCGGATGTCCGCGCCATACTTCAGCAGCGGCTCGCTCTGCCCAACGAGACCAGAACGGATATCGCGGAGAACGTCCTCGAACTTGACGTTCCTGAAAGACTCAACGTCCTGGCTCAGGCGAGTGATCTCGAACGAAAGGCCAGCCGCCTCTTCTGCGGAAAAGCCGAGAGGCAGGATTAGCGCCTGCAGGTCGGACGCTGCGTTCTGAAGCGTTGATTGGCTGCGGCCCAGATTGGTCGCCAGCAATTCAAGCTGCGCATTCGCCTCAGGCAGTTGCCCCGAGAACAGCTCCTCGAATTTCGATCGTGACTCTTCAACGTCACCTGCCAACTCTACGAAGCCGAAGCCGGCGGTCACGGCAGCGCGGATGCCACGGATTGCGGACTGGATGCCGACGAACGCTACCGCGACTGCTCCAAGACGCTTGGCGAGTTTGCCTGCGGCGGTGTCGACCTTGTTGAACGCCTCCTTGCCTCGCCGGCCACTCCGAGTCGCGTTCTGCTCGAACTCCTTCAGCTCCTTCGTGGCGAGGTCGCGGAGCCTCAGCTCCACTGTGATCTTGTTCTTGTCCGCCACCTAGCCCTCCTTCTGCTGCTCGCGGATCGTCTCCGCCTTCTCGCGCTCGTACACCGCTCGGAAGTCCACGAAGCTGATCGTCTGCTCCCCGAGTCCGCCCTCCGCCGGCAAGATGTGATGTTGCGCCAGCCAAGTCATCGAGTCCAGCGCGGCGAGCACATCTGGGCTGGCCTGAGAAGCCGGGCAGCGTCTCATGTGAACGAAACCTGGGTTTTCGTCCCCGCACATCCCGCACTCTGTGCCGTATGCGGCGGCTCCGTCGCACCTGGGGCAACGGATCGCGTAGTGGGACCTCTGGCCCTCAGGGATGGGCTCGTCGCAGCCGTGGCGCGTGCGGTGCCGCCTCTTGGCCTCAGGGAGTAGGTCAAGGCAGGCGTGCGGCCCTCCACACTCCTCCGGGCAAGCCGGTAGAGTTTCCAAGAAGAGGCCACGCGCCACGGCTCTCACTTTCCCTTGTCCTCCTCCGACGCGAACGTGTCTTCGAGGATCGCGTCCATTAGCTCGCGCTTGGCCTCCCAGGGCAGCAGCGCAAGGCCCTCGTCCGTGATCTCGCCTCTGCTGTCCGTTGGGCACTCAACCTCCTGGCCTTTCTCGTCGCTGAGGTTGAGCCAGCCCCTCAGGCCGGCCTTGCAGGCGATATAGACGCGCTGGCCCACGCCGCCGATGCTGCCCTCCCCGTCGCTGAGCTGGATCTGCAGGGCGTCCATGATGCGGACGCGATCCTTCTCCTTCAGGTCGTCCAGAAGGAACTTGGTCTGCTGGTTCTCAGGAAGGTCGCGCTCTTCTTCGAGGACGTATTCGCGGCGTCCTCGGGGTCGGGTGATGATCATGCTTGGGAGCTTGGTCTGGGAGCTTGGGAGGACGAACAGCGGCAGGCGCTCCCATCTGGCCTGCCGCTGTCCTGGGGGGCGTCTAGCAGCGCCCCCGTGCGGTCACGAGGTATGGTAAACGAGCACCAGCTCGTTGTCGCCGCCGATCGACGTCAGGTTCGTCGGCGTGTCCAGGTCGAACAGGTTGCCTCCGGTTAGACGGAACGTCATGTCCTGCGTGACGATGCCGTCCGTGTCGCCCTCGCTGTGCTGCGTGAACTGGATGCCAGGCATCGAGAACGTGAACCGGTTGCCATCCGTCGCCCCGACCGAGCAGCGCAGGCGGACGCACTGGTTGTCTTGGATGCGGGTCAGCCAGCCGATGTCGGCCTCCAGCGCGTCCTCGACGTTCATCGTGCCTGAGCCGTCGCGGGCAGAGATGTAGACCTCGACGAGCCCATCTGCGGCTCCAGCGCACTTGCGGTCCACAAGCTGGTTGCCCATGTCGATGGTCAAGGTCTTGAGGCACGGATCCAGTTCAGCGGACTCTGCCTGATCTGCCGCCGTCTCGTTGTCGGCGTAGCCGATGCTGCTGGTCTCCCAGAGCGGCGGGTCCGTGTTCTCGTAGTCGATCCCGGTGATGAGGGGCGCGTCCGCCACGCTGTCCAGCGTGCCTCGGAACGTGAAGTCCATTCTGACGGGCCTGTTGACCTCCAGGTTGAACGACACGTTGCCACGGCACTGTCGTCCCGTGATCGACTTGCCGTCCGTGTAGAGCCTCAGAGCGAGCGGCGGCATGAGGTCGAACGACTCGCCGGTGTTGCTGGCGTTCAGCGAACCGATGTCAGCGTCAGCGTTTGGGCTGATTCGCTGCATCGTCTCCCCGGTCACGAAGGTGCCTCTGACGGGTCGATACTCGACGATCGTGTTCGGGCTGGGGCTCACTGCTTCGGTCACGATGCCGCGTGCGCCGGAGGTCACACCTGCGATCAAGTCGCCGGCGGCCAGCGCGTCGGTCAGGCCGGTCGCGTCAAACAGGATGACCTTCTCGACTTGGCTCGCGGGCCAGTAGGCGTAGCCCTCGCTGCTCGGGGAACTGGATGTCGTCGCGGTCGCACCGCTGTCGCTGCCGGTGATGTCCTCGGTGCCGTTGAACCCAGCGCCGCTCTCGTTGAAGAAGTAGATCTCCGAGGCTCCGTTATGGGTGTCCATTACGACGGTCGCGGTCGTGCTTGTTACGCTGCCCGTGATCGTCTCCAGGTGCCTGAAGGTCGTTGAGCCGCCTCCGCCTGCGGAGATCGCGCCGATGTCCATCGACTTGATCGCCTCGCCCTGGAACCCGCAGCTCTCCAACACCTTGGCCCAGTCCGGCTCAGCAGTGCCGTTGTTGCTGCCTCGCATCTCCAGGCCGAACGTGATGTCCACAGCCTTCTGCCCGGCAAGGTCCTTGATCGCGGTCAGGGACGATGTGGCGAAGTTGCGGTCAATCCTTTCGGCGTCGATGGTCGCGACAGCGTCGAGGGGGATGTTAGTCGCCGCTGTCCCGTTTCCGATGCCGGCGGGTAGCGCGGTCACTCGGTGCGGTTCGGCGGTCAGGACCTTCTTGCGGGTCAGAAGAGGCATAGCGGTGCTCCGGTTAGGTTGTGACGTCGGAGACCCCGACGCGGTACACGATTGAGGCGGTGACGACGCAAACGGCCAAGGTGCGCGAGCCCTCGGTGCTGGCGTCGGAGATGTCGAGGTTCTCCACCTCGACGTAGATCGCCTTGCCGCTCAGTTGGCGGTCGTTGGCGATGGTCTGCTGGATGTCGCCTGCGAGCAGGCTGATCTTATCCTTCCAGGCGTTCGCGCTCGCGTCCACGCGCATGACTCCGATGATCTGCGCGGTCATCTGGTACTCGTCGCTGTCGCAGGTCAGCGCCCGGAGCCTCAGGTCGCCCACCGGCACGATGGCGATGGCCGGGTTCTGGCCGCCAAGGACGAGGCGCTGCGCTTGATACGTCAGGACTCGCTTCACCTCGATGCTGTTCGTCGGCGGTGCGATCGCAGCGAGGTTCGCGTGAAGCTGCGCCAGCACTTGGCTGCGCTTCGTGGTGCTGTTGGCGTAGGCCATTATCGCTGCTCCGTGAGCCGCCACTCCACCGCTGCGGTGTTTGCGGTCAGGTAGGTGATGAAGGGCGCGTCTGGGCCAAGCACAGTGACGGGCTCGTCGCCGTCGTCAGGCGTGTAGTAGAGAGGCAGCGTGCCCCTGCCCGCAGCTTCCCACAGCGTGTAGATACTCCGGGCCTCCTCGTGGGACAGGGCCACCCAACCGAGCAGGTACTCGCGCTTCGGCGTGTCGTAGATAGCGCGACCAAACACGGGGCCGCCGCTGCCGTCCGTCGTGACGACGCCGGCCTTCTGCACGACGCGCTGCGTCTCCGGTGCAAGCTCGCCAGAGAAGCCACGCTCGGTGCCCGCTCCGGGGTAGACGAGGCGCAGAAACGTCACAGCAGCCCTGCTACCTTCAGGGTCTTGTCGATACGGAACTGCAGCGTGCGCTGGATGTTGTTCCGGTTCTCCTCAGAGAACCAAGTCTTCTTGAATCCGAGCCTCGGCTTGATCTTGACCTGCTTCTTGAGCAGGAAGAGGAACTCCAGCCCCTCCCCGCTCGCGCTCTTGCGGACGAGGAAGGCTCGTCGGTCCACGCGCAGCACGAAGATGCTCTTGTCCGTCCTGGGCCGCTGGACCCTCGTGCGGCCTGTCGGAGTCAGGTTCGCCGGCATCGGAATCGTGAGGAACCCTCCGGGCTTCTTCGCCCTGACGGTCCCGCCCTCTTCTTGGATCCGGGCATAGGGCGCAGTCGTGGCGTCGCCAATCGTGGCTCGCAGCTTCAGGTTGTTCAGGGTCGTGCCCGTCACCGGCTTGCGGATGCTGCGCCTGAGGTTGCCGTAGCGGTTGGCGAGCTTGTCCCCTTCGTTGCGTTTCCAGGGTCCGCTGAGCTGCCCGCTGAACTGCCCCTGCATCTGGTTCTCAAAGTCGAGCCCGATCTGCTCGAAGCCTTCCTTCATGCTCGTGTTCAGCAGCTTCGGCACCTGCTTGAAGGCCAGCTTCAGCTTGGCTGTGTCGAACTCCAGCGGCATTAGACGATCACCCGGCGATGCGCTTGCAGCGCCCTCCTGACCGTGGACAGCAGACCGTACTCGCCGGCGCTGAAGCTCGTGCCACCGCCCTGCGAGGTGTCCACGTTGCCGCCGAGGGTGTCCTGCCGCTGGAGGCGGTAGAGCACCTGCATTTCAGCGGCGTTGGTCAGCCACTCGTGCTTGCTGCCGATCTCGCCGGTGTTGGCGAAAAAGCCGCCGGTGTAGGTCACCTCTGCGAATGCTGGATCGTAGGGCTGCTGGTCGAACAGCATGATCGTGCCCGTGCGGGCATCCAGCCGGTAGGTCGTGTCGAGGGTCTCCGCCGTCGTGGTGGCGAGGTCGCTGGGAATCCTCGCCACCTTCAGCGTCGTCGTGCCGGTGATCGCGACTGCGTCCAGGGAGAACGTCTTCGAGAACCTTCTGACCTCGTACCGCTCAGTGCGCTCGGCCTGCAAGAGGTGCAGGCCGAGGTACTGCCCGATCTGGCTGCTCACCTCCTCGATCATCGACTCGATGAACGCGGTGCGGCTGTCCCCAGCGTCGGACAGGTCCATCTTCGCGATGATCCGGGCCGCCGTGGACAGGTTGATCGGCTGGAGCGTGTTGGTCAGGTTCGGCACGCTTTACTCCTCGGGGTCTCCAAGCCGCTCCAGCGGCTCCGGGCTCGTCTCCGGCTCCTCGGTCGTCTCGTCCGGCATCACGGCCTGGAAGAGGGCAGGGTGGGCCTGGACGACCGCTGAGGTCGCGGTGTATCGCAGTCCTGGGAAGAAGACCTGTCCACCGACGCGAACCGGCTCTCCGCCCACGAGGACGACGTAGTCCGCGCCTCGCCATCGGAGTTGCTCAGTCATCAGAGGGCTCCTCCGGCTTCGGCTCGTAGGCGAGGTCCGCCGGCGGCTCGGGCAGAGACTCCTGAGCCGGAGCCTTGGCTTTCGCCTTCCGCTTGGGCTTCGGCTTGGCCTCGGGCTCCGGCGCTGCGCTCGGCAGCGCGGAGAAGTCGATCTGGCGGGCAGGCTCAGTGAAGCGTTGAGGGCTGTCTGCGGGCTTGCCTGCTTCGTACTCTTGGAGCCTGCTTCGGATCTCGTGCGGGATGTCGTCGATGCCGATCAGTGCCGCGTCTGCGGGCACTTCCTCGACTTTTTCCAGCTTGTGATACTGGCCGGTCTTCTGAGCGATCTCGCACAGGTACGGCGAGCGCAGGTCGACGACCTCGCCGGCTCGTGCCCAGATCATGGGCTTGCCGTCCTGGGACGGCCAGTGGAGAGCGCGGCCTCGCAGGACGCGGTAGAAGCCTTCACGGCCAGGGACTTGCTGGAACTTGTTCATGTCTTGCGGGCAGGTGTGGGGAGCAGAGGCCCCCAGAGCCCTGCCAAGCTCTGAGGGCCTCCTAGGAAGATCAGGTGAGGACCGTGAAGGCCAGCTCATCAGCGCCACCGGCGGTGGCGTCGATGTACTCGGCGGTGTTGGCGCAACCGTACAGGACGCCGACGACGGAAATGTCCGTCGCCCCCGTCGCTCCGACCGTGCCTGCCACCTTGATGTAGCGGCTTTGCTGCTCCAGGTCGATCATGCCGTGCAGGACAGCTCCGTCGTCGCCGGCGGTCAGCGTGAAAGCTGCGCCAGTGATGTTAGCAAACGCGCCGCCGGAGGTCGTGGCCTCCTGAACTGTTACGCTGCCGTCGCCTGCCGTCGCCATCGTGCCGATGGTGATGGTGACATGGAGCCAGCGCCAGCCCTTGCTGTCTAGCTCGATTCCCGTCAGGGATCCGCCGCCGGACACAGCGTCCGGGGCAACTAGCGAGACCACGCGGCCTGCTGAGGTGAAGTCGGTTGCAGCCATTGAAATGGTCTCCGATCAGAGGTTAGTGGTGTCCAGGTTCTGCGTGACGCAGAACGCGGTCGGCTGGGTGACGGCCACATCAACGTCGATGTAAGCCACGATGTGCGTCTGGCGCTTCTGAAGAGCGTCGTCCGCGACGTTGGAAGCCTCGATGCTGAGGTTGTTCCAGGTAGCGAGCACGGCCTTCGAGAAGTCCCCGAAGATCGCCTCGGTGTTAGCGCCCGAAGCAAGCTGCGTCGTGCGGCGGTAGCGGTAGCCGAGGATGAAGTCCTCAGCGCCTGCCGAGAAGATCTTGCGGCCCATCTCCAGGTGATCGGCGGTGCTGTCCTCGCTCTTGATCTGGCGAGCAGCCCGCAGGAATCGGTTGGCGACGGCGAAGCCGAGCGACTGCGCTCCGGTGAGCGCGTTGGCGTCAGCCAGCGTGTCCTCCATCGCAAGCAGATCGGTGTAGAAGTCGGCGGTGACGACTGCGCCGGAGCCCGAGGTCGCTGAGGTGAAGTCGACGGTATTCACGCCGGCGGTGTTGTAGATGCCGATCGGGTTGCCGTCAGCGCCGGTGCCCTTCAGGATCCACTCGTTCCACTTCAGCGCAAGCTCCTCCGCCATGCGACGGCGGATGAACTGGTCAGCGCCAACGCCGAGCTGCAGGAACCTGCGGCTGGCCTTGACGTAGGACTGAGCGCAGTGGGGCTCCAGGCGGTGGTTCCCGAAGCTGAGGTCCGTCGCCGTGTTGGCGGCGTTCTCGGCCACGTTGTCGACCGCCGGGCCGCTGACCTCGCGGGGGATCTCAACGACACCAGCGCCCGTCACGGGGAGCTGCGTGATGCCAAGGTCCATCGCGATCACCTGCGGACGCAGGAGCGGGATGATCTGGTCTTCGAAGACCTGCGTGGGCACAAGGAAGCCTCCCGCAGTGTCCGGCACGGTGCCCATGTCGTACAGCTCGCGCGACATGGCAAGCTCCATCGGGCACTCCTTCTCGGGGTTGCCCAGGGTGAGCCCTCGGAAGACGCGACCGAAGTTGTAGGTCTCGCCCTCGTGGGTCTCCTCCATCGAGCCGGGCAGGTTGTGCTTCCTGCCTTCCTTCTCGGCGGCGTCCTGCTCCGCCTCCCAGCGGTTCATGCGTTCGGTGACGACGGACATCGCGTTCGTGACGTCCACCATGTTGGCCTTGACGGCCTCCGAGACCTCGTCTCGAAGGAGCGTGCGGAACTCCTGCCGCTTCTCGTCCCGGCCCTTCTCGATGTTTTCGTCGAGCATATTGGGTTCAGTTGTCGGGCGTGAAGCCCAGGTCTCTGGCGAGGGTGTAGAGGTCCGAAGAGCCGTCGCCAGTTGCCGGCTCGTCGGTGGAAGGTGCGGCGCTCAGCTCAGTCAGCGCCTCGTACAGGTCTGTCTGGGACTGGACCTTGATGTCGTCCAACTCCTGACGGAGCGAAGCGATCTCGGTGCGGAGGTCGTCGAGTTGCTCTCGCGCCTTGACGTCTGCGAAGGTGATCGGGTTCTGCGCGTTGCTGATCTCGGTGCTGTCCCAGCTGACAGAAGCCTCGGCCTCCGGCTCAGGCATTTCGGGGACCGTGACCGAGAGCTTCGTGGCTGTTCCACGGTCTCGGGCCAGCGTCTCGCGGAACTCTCCGAGCACGCTATCCGCGTGGATGCCAGCCTCCGCGAACTCTGCGAGCTTCTGCTCCAGCAGGTCCGTGCCGTCTGCGCTGAGCAGACGGGCGTTCTTGTCGCGCCCGAGCGGCGTGATCGAGAACTCGATCAGGTTGGCTTTCTGGATGACGGCGGAGAACGGCTTCATACCCATCGTCTCCTGCTCGTCCTCGGTGGGCGGACGCATCTTCATGACGTCGAAGCCGACGCTGCCGTTGCTCAGGAGCTTGGCCTCCACGAGGTCCTCGACGAGGCCAGCGAAGTCATAGATCGCTCGGTCTGCGAACTCAACGTCGCCGGTCAGGGCCTTGAAGGTCTTGCCGCCCCTCCGCAGCTCAACGCCCTTCTGCATCGCCGTCACCTTGCCGATCGGCGGGCGCGACTCTTGGATGTTGTGGTCGTAGAGGACGTTGCTGCCTCGGTACACGAACTCCTTCGTGTCCCAGGCGCTCGCCATCACCTTGTCCTTGAGGGGCGGGATCAGGTCGTCGCTGACCATGACGTAGCCGTAGCTCCGCCGGCCCATCTTGTCCTCGTCATCCTTCTTGCCGCGACCGTAGCTCGCCTTGCCCTTGCTGATCTTCGTCAAGGTCGAGAACTTGTGACCCACGCGAGTGTCGCTGGGCTCGCCGTCTCGGTAGACCTGGATCAGGGCTGCCGGGTCGTCCTCAGTGCCCTTGACCTTGAAGTCGGCACCGGGGACGTTGATGGTCCCGTTGCGCTCAATGCGCTCGATGCGGCCCTCGGCGCTGCCGCCGGAGCTTCGCCAGCGGACCATGTCGCCGGTCTTCAGGCCGTCTGGGGCTGCGTATGCCTCATCGGTCAGGGCGTAGCGCAGGATGCCGTCACCAGCCTCCTGGCGTACCTGCATCCAATCCTCGGCACTGACGCCTGCAAGGTCGGCATCGGTGACGGTGCCTGCGCGGAACTTCTCGACGAGCTGGGCGTACTTCATGCGATTTCGATGTCAGGGTCGTCGAGCGCGTCTCGGCGCTCCACGGCGGTGTAGGTACACCGGCAGTTGATGACCTCGCTGGCACTGCCATTCGGGTCGTGCGGGTAGCGCAGGCCGTTCGGGAACAGCTCCCCCATTGTGCGGACGAGGCCGTTGGCGGAGATGTGCGTCGGGCGGGTGAACTTGTCGTTGCTGGCTCGCCACCGGATCTTCGTGACGTTGCTCGCCTCGTACTGGGTGAACTTGCCCTGGTTCTGAGCCTTGCCCGTCTCGGTCGCTGCGATAGTCGCCGCTCGCGCCTCCTTCGTGCCGAAGACTCGACGCAGCTCCTCCGTCAGCTCGGGGAGTGCCTGCTGTACTACCTGCCGCAGGTTGCCCGGAGGGTGAAGTTTCGTGAACACGCCAGCGATGGCGTCTCGCACACGACGCTCAGTCACGCTATTCACGCCCTCGACGAGCCCGATGCGCTGAGTTGCGATGCGCTGGATGACGGTCGGGTCGGTGCTGCTCACCACGCCGGCCCCAAGCTCGCTGGCTGCGTCCTGCATCGCCTCCGCGAAGACCTCCGCAAGTCGGGCCTGCACGGCGACATCGAGCTTCTCAGCCCACTTGGGCGCGTCCAGGAGGATTGCAGCCCACGCCGTCGTCGTCAGCCCTTCGGGGTTGATGCTCTCGTCGAAGATGCTGAGCCGCCGGAAGCTGCCGTTGGCGATGCGTCGGAGCTTCGCGAGCTGGGCCTTCTCGTAGTCTTCGAGCCACTCTAGGGCGGCGCTGTATAGTGGCTTGTCGACGTAGTCGTCGAGGCCCTCGTGGCGTGTGAGGGCAACGCCGACGCCATCATCCCACAGGTGCGCGTATAGCTCGCCGGCGTCCCGTTCCAAGGCCACCGGCTCTCCCACTCCTTCTCCGCAGCACCCTTCGACGCCGGCGTTGCTCTCTAGGCTGTTGCGGCCCGATCCGGGGTCGTATCCCCAGTTCTTCAGCGAGATGTCGCGCTTGCTCGGGCAGTCTCCAACGGGCTTGCCCCGAGGCATCCCTCGCATCCGCGAGATGAACGAGATTGCCCTGTTGGCGGCCTTGACCTCGCGGGTGCCCCACTCGGACTTCTTTTTCCGCATCAGCGCCACGTTGCGCTTGATGACGGCTCCAGGGTTTAGCGAAGCCTTGCGGCTGCACTCGGTCTCGCCCCACGCCTCAAGGCTGCTGGCACTCATGTTGACGACCTTGCGCCACGCGGCGTACACCTCGTCGACCCTCTCCTTGTCGGCCAGAGTCGTGCGGCTGGCCTGCTCGGTGTCGTCGTCCTCGGGCTCCTGGGGCTCCGGCGCAGACTCCGGCGCAGGCTCAGGCGCGTCAAGGTCGATGAGCGTGGCGAGGCCCCACTTGCGGTCGCCTTTCTCCGGCTGCTCAACCTCGACGCCCTGCTGCTGAAGCACCTCGTTGTACGAGACACCGATGCCCTTGGCGGAGATGTTTGCAGCTCGCTCCAACTGCTCGCCCACGTCGCGCTGGAGCGCCTCAATGTGGCTACTGTTGAAGTAGGCGACGGTCCCCTGCGGGCTGCCGATCCGCAGCATCCGGGGCAGCAGATCATTCGTCAGAACGTCCGCTGTGCTGTTTGCCAGCGACAGGATCCCGTTGGGACCGGTCCACAACTCCCTGTGCGCTGTCTCGACGTTGTTGTAGGTCGCGTTGTCGTACACCCCCACACAAGGAGGCGGGACGCCGAGGCCGGCAAGGATGCTGTCCCTCAGCCAAGTCAGCAGCGTCTCGTACTGCATATCGCTCGGCTTCACCGGGTTCGGCACGAACTTGGCGCTGCTCTGCAAGAGCTTCATGCGGCGCTGATTCGGGCCGCTGAACTCGTCGTCAGCAAGCTCTTGCCGCCGCTGCATCTCCGCAGCGTCCACCTCGTGGTCGTAGATGATGAAGCCGCCAGGGTCCCCGCCGTTGCGGACGCTGGCGTCCATCGCGCGGAACGCCTGGAAGTAGAGGTCAGTCTCCCGCTCCAGGGAGTCAACGTCGCCCAGACCTCGTGCGAAGTTGTAGGGGTCGTAGTCGCGGTAGTGGACGACCGAGCCCACGGGGAAGGCTGGGCTGACCTTGCTGCTCTGCCGGCTGTAGGAAGTCGTGTAGCGGTACGTCGCGGGCATCCCGCCGGCGTCGTACTGGATCTCGACAAGGCTGCCTCGCACAGGCACCACGCTGGCCGGCATCGCCCCGAGCAGGCGCGTCTGAGCGTTGCTCTGCACCGGGTCGCCGTTCTCGTCCATCATGAACCAGATGCACTCGCCATCGTGCTTCATGTTGATGGCGTGCGCCCTCCAGAACTGCGTCGGTGTCATGACGCGGTTCGGGTCCGCGAGCAGGTCGAGGAGCGGGTGCGAGGCCAGTGGCTCGACGCCCTGGTCCGGCTCCTGAGGGTAGAGCTGCAGCGGCATCCGCACGAAGCCCTCGCTGATCGCCTTGATGCCTGCTCGGACCCAGACGTTCTCCTCGTAGGGGCGATCCGACTCCTCGCGATCGGCTACTGGGTTCGCCAGCTTATAGAGGTCGCTGCTGCCGACGACGCTCAGAAGCTCGCTCGCGCCCTCCCGCAGCTTGCCGGTGTCGTCGAAGAACCGGCCCTCGCCCGTCTGAGCGGCCACCTTCTGTAGCAGACTCCTGCCTGCCTTGGCCTTCCAGAGAGGCTCCGCACGAGTTGCGCGGTGCCACTCAAGTCGGTCTCGGGACCTTGCGTCAGAGGACTCGTGGGCGATCACAGCGCCTAGGAGGCCCCTCGCGCCTGCTGGAATCACGCGCAAACTCTAGATTTTCTCAGCGGTTGATCGTGTAGATCAAGGCTGCCCCCACGACGCCGACCTGCCCGGTCAGCTCCGTACCGTCCGCGATGGCTGTTCGCGTGAGCACCCCCACGATCTGCCCTGCCGTTGCGGAGGCGTACACTGCCGTACTCAGAGGGATCGTCACGATTTGCAGCGTGCCTGCCGTGGCCCCAAGGGCGATGTCGCCCGAGGCGGCAGACTGCGCTCCGGTGCCCGCGACCGGGTTGGCGCTCGCCGTCACGGTGTCTGACGCGAAGGTGAGGGCGGCCTCCTTGCTTGTCTCCGTCGTCAGGGGCATCAGCGCGACCTGGAGGGACGGGGCCGCCGTGATGTCCGCCCTTGGGGGGATCGGAACGGTCACGCTGAGCGTCTCAGAGAGGTCGAACGCCCACGCTGCGACGAAGGCCGTGTTCAGGCTCGCTGGGCTGCCTGGGCCTGTCAGGAGCGAGCACGGGACCGCTCTGGAGGTGACTCCGTTGAGGATGTCGGGGATCTCCGAGACGAGCGTGCTGGCGGTCAGGGTCGTGTAGGCCATGCGGCCACCCTCCTGGGCCGCTGGGCCGGCGTCAACGAAAAAAGGCCGCCCGGTGAGGGCGGCCTTGGCCGAGGGCGGCGGAGGGCGATCAGCGCTGGGTGACGCGCTCCATCGCACTGATGGCGTCGTCCAGCTCGGAGCGGATCTCAAGGATTCGTTCCGCAGCGCGGCTGTACCCGTCACACTCAAGGATGTCCCAGATGTCGGTGAGCACCGAGCGCAGGAACACCGTGCGGGACTTGCCCTCGACGAGGTCTGCGAACTTCCAGTTGACGTTGATGCCGCGAGCGCGGCGGTAAACCTCAACGGCGGGGACGTTTTCGCAGGAGGCCGTGTCGAAGATCGACTCCGCGCGGAGGTAGGTCAGCGCAGTACGCGCCATCGCGTTCCAGCAGAAGGAGGGGATCCGAATCGAGGGGCCGGGGTGGTTGGCAGTCATTGCTTCGTAGGGGTTGCTGGCGAGGGCTGATTCCCTCGACACACTTACTTTCGGCTCTTCGGCTCGTTTCCGCAAGCCCTTTTTCTGATTCTGCCTGGGAAATCCTCAGAGGTCAAAGTCCTCCGCCTCGATGACCAGCTCCGCAGCGCCCTCCGCTGCTCGCCGGATGTCGAAGTGACTGTGACTCGGGCAGGTGTCGTGCGGGTCCGGGTTGACCTCGCCGGCCTCGTGCCTCTCCACAGCCGCCACGAGCGCCTCTCCTGCGTGCGGATAGTTGAAACGGATCTCGGCTCGCTGCACCGGGCAGAGCCGGGAGAGGAGCACCCAGCACGACTCTAGGGAGTCGTCCAGCAACTCGGTGTTCTGGATTTCCTCGATGTCGCTGTCTCGGTCTTGGGTCCACGAGAACAGGAAGCCATGCGCCTCGTGCTCGCACCAGTATTCGGTCGGGTCGTGTCGCTCAGGAAGAGGCATCAGAGCACCTCCGGCTTGCTGCTCATGGCTGCTTGGATCTTGGCGCGGATGCGCTTGCAGTAGCTCCGGCGGCGGCTGGGGCTCGTGCCGTAGCGGTGCGGGTAGCTCTCCACATGATCCAGGTGATCGAGGAGGTCCCACCATGTCGAGCGGGTGAGGAGATTCATGCCGGTCACGGTGCGGGACTCAATGCAGCACCAGCGGCGCTCGGCGCTGGTGAGGCGAAGTCCGTGGATCTGGCGGTCACGCTCCTGGCGCTCGGCCTTCTGGCGGTCGTCGGCCTTGCGGTCGGCTGCGGTGAGGATGATCTGGCGGAAGGGGTCGTTCATGGGATCTTGCTAGAGAGGTGGAAGGGGATCAGGCACCGTGCGCGGCGGCTTGCTCTTCGGTGATGGCTCCTGCGGCAAGAGCGGCTTGCGCGAGGATTGCGCGGACGTGTGCAGCGCTTCCGGCTTGGCTCCAGTTCGCTCCGTAGCAACCGTCGCGGCTGTCGAGGATGGCTTGGGCAAGTTGCTCGATCGCGAAGTTGTGTTGGGCGAGTGCGGCGTCGGCGGTCTTAGTGGTGTCGGTCATCGGTTCGTAGGGGTTGCTGGCGAGGGCTGATTCCCTCGACACACCTACCTTCGGCTCTTCGGCTCGTTTCCGCAAGGTCTTTTTCGGATTCTTTTGGGAGCGGGCCTCCAGGGCACGAAGAAGGCCGCCCCGTCAAGGGCGGCCTGTTGTGGGTCGAGCGGGATCAGCGAGCGGCGTAGAAGTCGTAGTCGTAGCCGCCGTCCTTGAGTCCGTAGCTCGGGCTGAGGTCGCGGCGCTGTCCGAGGTAGACTTCCTTGCCGCCGGGGAGGACAGCGTGCCAGCGGCTCATGCCGTCTTGGTAGACGACGGTGCCATCCGCGAGAAGGATGTCCGTCTGGCCGGTGTAAGCGTCAGCGGGGATGATGGTCATCGCGTTCTTGGGTTCGAGTTGTCAGGGTCGTCGAGGGCTCGTTCCCCCGACCTCCTAACCTTCGGCTTTGCTGTCCGTTTCCGCAAGTCCCTTTTCCGATTTCTCGTCTACGTGCCTCCATGTCTTCCGAGTCACGACGTAATGAATCGCCACATGGCTGACGCCGTACTTCTGCCCGAGGGCTGCTAGGGTCGCGCCCTGGGCGGCCTGCTTGCGGATCGCGCGGACACTCTGGGCCGTCAGGCGGGCCATGCCGTTCTTCTCGCCTTTGCGGTTCTCAAGTTTCATGCGGTCACCTCAATGTCCATGCGAGCTCTCACGAACGCCTCCGCTTGCGGAGCGCAGAGGGCGTTGCCGTAGGCGCGCAGGCGTCCCACTCGGGCGGCAATCCCATCAGCCAACGGGAAAGAGCCGGGTTCAATCGGACGCCATCGGGGACCGCTCGGGTCGTTACAGTAGACCCACTCCGCACAATCCCAGAACGTGCTACTCCCGCAGGTCCCGCCAGCCGAGACTTCTTCACTAGGTGCTCTAGGTCCAGAGCCTGTCCTGTGTCCTTGTGATCTCGCGCTGTCGGGGTCGGCCACGCAGCTCGACTTGCGGGAACCGCTAGGCGCGACTTGGACTGCTGGGTTTCTGGATCGAAGTTGGTCCAGCTGTCCTTGTGATCTCGTGAACACGGCGTCGGCCACGAAATACAGTCGCTGCCGCCTGTGCGGAGCCCCGACGCCCGCAGCGCAGGTATCAAGGCCGCTGACGGTGTAGCCCTCTCGGTCCATGTCAGATTGAACAATGTCGAACCAGCCGAGGCCGTCCTTGCTTGAAACCTGCTCGCCAAAGATCGTGCGCGGGCGTCGTGCTTGAGCGAGCCAAAGAACGGCAGGCCATGCGTGCCGCTCGTCAGCAAGCCCTGCTCCCTTGCCTGCGCTGCTGAAAGGCTGGCACGGACAGGAGGCGGTCCAGACAGGTCGGTCGTCGGGCCAGCCTGCGGATCGCAGGGCGTGGCTCCAGACTCCGATCCCTGCGAAGAAGTGGCATTGTGTGTATCCATCAAGTTCCTCAGGTGCGATGTCCCAGATTGAACGCTCGTCCACGACGCCGGGGGCGATGTTCCCCGCGTCGATCAGGTTCCGCAGCCACTGCGCTGCGAACGGGTCGATTTCGTTGTAAAAGGCGGCCATCTTTACTCAGGCGCTGACAGCGCATGGATCACGCCGGTGTACCGTTCGAGGCGCTCGTGGTTTCTGCGGCCTTGGCTCAGCACGCTCCCCACGCGGTCCTGCGCGTCAAGGTGCGCGTCCTCCACCAAGGCAAGGTACTCGTCCGCCGACAGGTCGAGCAGGTTCTTGCCGCCCGACGAGTATCCGTCGATGGCTGCGTGATGCGCCACCTCTTCCTTCAGGCGGGCACAGGAGGCCGCTGTCGCGATCTCGACGAACATCACCGCCTCGGCCTCGGTCCACTCCGCCGTGCGCTCCAGAAGCTCACAGCGGCTGATAAGCTGCGCTCGCAGCATCGTGACGACGTCGCGGCTCGCGCGGAGCGCCTCGCGCCGGATCATCGACTTCCTGCCCTTGCCTGTCTTGTTGCGCTCCAGGGCCGCCAGGAGCGTCTTGCGGACGTTCTCGGGGAGCCGTCCGTGGATGCCGTCGTCGTCGAGGTAGATCGCTCCTGCCCCATCCGTGTTGCCGTCCTTGGCGGACAGCAGCTCCTCAAGGATCTCGTCGAAGGATCGGGCCGGCTGGTCTTCTTGGTTCTCGTGCTCGCTCATGTCAGGTCCTCTGTTGCTTCGTAGGTGATGCGCGGCGCTTCATAGCGCACGCCGTAGTAGTCGTTCTCCGTCAGCTCCTCGTGCAGGACACGAAGGGCTCGGCGTACAGCGGTCCTGCGGCGACCGGTCAGCACCGGCTGTGCCCACAAGACCTCTTTCTTCTTGCTGCCCTTGGCCTTGGCCTCAATGCGGACTATGCCCTCGACGCCCGGTCGCGGACTGTGCCCGTGCCACTTGACCATCATCACGAGGCGTCGCCGCCCTCGGCGCTGCCAGCGGAAAACTCTCTCAGCATCCGCTGCAGGCTCGCCTCCTTGACGCCGACCCTGCGGGCTGCGTCGAAGGTCTCCTCGATCATCTCCCTCGTCGGGCCGAAGTCGAGCAGAGCAGCCACGGGCAGGCCGACGTCGGCGCACATTTCCTTCGTCGCCTTCAGGATCGTCCTGATCTCAGCGCGAACGAGGTGCTGCTTCGCCATGCGGAATCGCTCCAGCTTGGCCTCGACCTCCGGCATCTCGTCTGGGTGCCCGTCGAGGACATCGACGACAAAGCCGGCGGCCTCGTTGAGGGCGCACAGGCAAAGCTGCCACTCGGAGCGGCTGAGCCGAGCGATGGTGCTCGACTCACCAGCGCGGTCTCGGTCGATCATGCGCTGGAGCTGCTTGGCGTGACCCTGCTTCACGACGTCCATGACGCCGCTGATGTACTGCGCGGCTCGCTGGCAGAAGTCGATGTCCTCCTTGCCGCCGGTCGGGTGATACGCCCGAAGAAGGAACGCCTCTCCGATCAGCGATGCTCGGGTCTCGTGAAGTTCGGCCTCCACCTGCACCTGCCTCTTGATGTAGTCGGGAATCTTCATGCTGCTCTTATCGCCTGATCGGCCCTGGCTGGGTTGAACTTTCTGTCCTTTCTGGCAAAGGTTGCCCCCGAAACCTGTCGATGAACGGAGTCAGGTACGGCGCGTTTGCCGCTGGCCCTCACTTCAACCAACACATCGACATGAAGCACCGCAACTCTGACCCTGATTCCTTTGCCATTCTCGCCACTGTTGCCCTGTGGCTTGCCGCAGCCGCCGCTCTCCTCCTGCCGGCCTGCTCGCCTGTGGGCGAGGGCTCCGGGCCGGGCTCCGGCAGCGGAGGCCCAGGCGGCTCTCCTGACGCCTACGAGCAGGAGCCCAACGACACCGTGACGACGCCCGACCGGCTGCCCCTCCTGCTCACGCCGGGATCCGTCCTGCGCGTCCGTGGCACCCTCGGCGGCGACACCATCAACGCCAACGGCCACCCCGGCACCCGCGACTGGTTCCGCATCGACGCGGCTGCGCCCTGCACCTGCAACGTCAGGGTCTGGATCGACGGGATCGGCTTCGTGCAGGTCGCCCTCGTCGAATGGGAGGCGGAGGGCGACTACCGCCTCGTGGCCTCGGACCACTCCGGCTCCGGCTACATCGAGCAGACGGTCACGCTCGCGGGAGCTGCGTTCGGCTCGGGCCTCGGCATCGGGATCCTGGAGTCGAGCCTCAGCGCCGATCCAGGCACTGTCTACGACATCGAGGTCTCCGTCTGGTGATTTTTGGAAAAGAGGCTTGCGGAATCCTGCGGGATTGCCGACAGTATGCGTGTCGAGGGAATCAGCCCTCGGCCTTCCCCCCCCCCCAGCCTCAGGAGGCTTCCCATGAGCAACTGCTCCCCCACCCTCTCCTTCCTCTCCGGCGCTGAGAAGCGCCCGACCGTTGGCTCCCTTGTCGAGGCTCCGGTCATCGGCTGCGCTGGGACCTTCCGGGTCATCAGGAACCCTCTCCGCCACAAGGGCATCGAGACTCGCGAGGGTCACGTCTGGCTCCGCGAGACGGGGCTGCACATCTGCAAGGGCTACGAGCCCTTCGTGATCGAGTGGCCGATCGACGACATCCACGTCATCGAGCAAGCCTGATCGCCTCCGGGCGCAGCAGCGGAGGTCGCCGGCTCACCCGATCCGGCGGCCTCCCTTCAGTTTGGTCGGGCGCAGCCGCCCGTTCCGCACCGGCTGCCCACTGTGAGGCGTGAGCACCGGCGGACCCTCCTGCCGGATGATGCTGTCCCGAGCCGGCAGGCGCATCGCCAGGATGTCGGCGTCGAACGTGTCAGGGCTGTGCCCGTGACGCTTCACGACCTTCTCCTTCGGCTCCAGCTTCAGCACCGGCCCCTTGCTGTCCCAGGACCGCTCGTACAGCGTCCAGGTCGCTTCGGACCAGCTGCGGGTGAACTGTCGCGGGATCACGAAGACGCCCTCCTGAAGGCCACGGCGGGCGACCCAGTGCATCTCCGTGCGCTGGTTTACGCATCGCTGAGTCCCGACGAGGTCGCGCCACTGGCCGCTCGCGCCTCGGGCGAAGTTCACTCGGTCGACGAGGCAGCCTCGGCTCGCGAGGATGTCGCACACGCCGACGAGCCCTGAGTCGTCAATGCTGATGCGGTCGCCTGGGATCGGGCTGCCGTCCCAGGTCGAGTTGCCAGGGCCGGTGCCCTCGACCTCAGATCCCCACTTCTCCGCCAGCGCGAGGATCGTCGTCGCGATGGTGATCTGGCCCTCGCGGTCATCCATACTCGGAGCGAATCGGTGCTCCTGGCGCTTCTCGCCGTCGACGAACAGCGAGGCCACGCACATATCTGGGTTCCCCGTGCCGATGTCCACGCCCATCCTCGGGCCGATGGGCCGGAGGTTCTGACGTTTCGTCCCGAGGGCCGCCTCCAGGGCTGTCCTGGGCACCACGTTCCAATCGGTGCTGCCGCTCGGGAAGGTGCCTCCCCAGTCCGCCAGCAGGATCGGGTCGTCCTCGTCGTACTGCCTCAGGGCGGCCTCGATGTCGGTGGACTGCACGAGGTACTGCGGCACCGGATGGTAGACCGAGTCGTACACGACACCTGAGGGTGCCGGGAACTTGTCCGGGTCTAAGCTGCTGACTCGGATCCGGTGCCAGTGGCTGCCGTCGCGGAACGCTCGGACGTACTCGTGATCCTCGTCGGCACCGAGGGTCGGGTTGCCTGTCATCACAAAGTAGACGTTCGGCTTCGTCAGCATCCCGTCGAGGACGCGGAACGCTTCGGTGCTGACGCCGGCGGCCTCGTCCACCACGACGAGTAGCCTCGTGCTGTCGTCGTCGCCCTGCTCCGCCAGCCACGCGAGGTCCTCCTCGGACATCGTATCGGCGTCGGGGTCGCCGGGCACTGCCGGGCTCGCGTGGAAGCCACGCATCGCGTCTGGGTCGCGGCTCGGCAGGGCAAGGCACCAGTGCCGCTCGTCGATGCGGATCTCGCTGGCGTTGTTCACCTCCAGCGGCAGCTCTGTCGTCGCGTTTGCGATGGCCGCCCTGGCCTCCCCGAGCACGCCCTTCTGCGCCTGCCGCATCGTCGGGCTGATGACGAGCACGCGGCTTGGCTCTTGGAAGAGGAAGGCGGCTACGAGATGCCCGAGAGCGTGCGTCTTGCCGGTGGATCGGCTAGAGGTCACGGCCACCCGCCGGCGGCGGTACACCGCGCGGATCAGGTCCCGCTGGAACCTCCACATCTGGAGGCCGCCTGTCCTCGGGTGCCGCAGGCCCAGCCTTTCACGCACGAAGCGCAGGCACCCGTCTCCAGGCTCATCGTCTTCAAGATCGCGATACTGTACACAGAAAGGGCCTGCCGTCGCGGCAGGGTCAGGTGTGGAGCTGCTAGTCCCGAGCCTCCTCCTGAGCTTCTCCACTGCCGCTGGTGAGACCCAGGGCTCCTCCGCAGACCTCATGGTCCGTGCGCTCCAGAATCCGTCTCGCTGCATCTCTGTCCACCTCCGTCTCAATGATGTCCGCCATGCGGAACATGAGTGCCATGAACTCCTCAGGGCTGATCGCCCGAGCCGCGTGCATGGCCGTCTGCCAGTATCGGATCTGGCTCTTGTTGAGCTTGTCCGCTGCCTCGTGCATCCCGAGCAGCGCCCGGCTCTCCTCCACGCCTCGCTCGACGTAGCCGGTCAGCCGGCGAAGGATCGAGAGACCCTCCGCTGGGTCCTCCTTCATCTTCTCAAGGCCCTCGCGGAGCTGAGTCTTGACGCCCTGCCGGAACTCCGGGCTGTCGGCCTGCTCCACAAGATCCGCGAGCCGAGCCATCGTGGCCTCCTGCACCGCCATGCTGCGCCTTGGGTCAAGCAGCTTCGGGTCGTTCACTCGGTCGCTGAAGTCGTCGTCGAGCTTCTGGAGCGCCTTGGAGTAACGCCCAGTCTTGAAGTTCGGGGCCTGGAGCCCGCTGAGGCTCTTGCCACCGTGGTTGCGGCAGCGCCCGTTGGGCATGGCCTTGGCGTGGCAGATTCCGCCTGCGCGGTTCTTCGCTCCACAGATCCCGCCGGTGGGCGAGGACTCATCCTCTCCTCGCTTGTTCATAGGGCTCTGGGCCGGATGGCCGAAGCTCGGCCCAGGTCGCCATCCTTTACGAACTGGCGCACGGCCTCAGCGCCTTCCTCGGTGTGACACACTACCGTAGTGGCAAAACACTGCGCGGTCGAACCTGACAGCTCAGATTCGCCCTTGCCGCTGGTCTGCACGGTGCCCTCTGGGTCCTCACCATCGCCCTCCAGTGCCCTCCTGATGCCTTCCAGGTCCGCCTCGTCAAACCCCGTCGCCTCCAGCATCTCGGCTTCCTGAGCGGCGTCCAGGGCTCGAAGGAGCTGCGCGTCGTTCCAGTACGCCAGCTCTGCCGTGCGGTTGTCTGCCACAGCAAACGCTCGTGCCTGAGCCGGGGACAGGTCCGCGACTTGGCACTCCAGGGCCTCCCATCCGAGCATCTTGGCAGCGTCGAGGGTCCCGTTGCCAGCGATGACGACTCCGCCCTCGGTGACGACGATGGGCTTCTGCTGACCGAAGGCATCGAGGCTCCGAGCGATGGCTTCGACGGCACGAGGCCCTCTGGCGCGAGCGTTGTCGGGGTCGTGGGTCAGGCGATGAACCGAGATGCGAGCAAGACGCATCTGGCTGGGCTGGCTTGCTTCGCTGCTCATTGTTGGAGGACCGCCTTCTCTCCGGTGAGGTTCTCCCAGCGGCGAACGATCACATCGCAGTACGCAGGGCTCAGCTCCATGCCGTAGCAGGAACGGCCAAGCTGTTCGGCGGCGATCAAGGTCGTGCCTGATCCGAGGAAGAGGTCAAGGACAGAGCCTTCTGGGCCGGATCCGTGCTCGATGGCGTTAGCCACCAGCGCAACGGGCTTCATTGTTGGGTGCAGGTCGTTTTTGTTTGTTCGATCGAACTCCCAAACATCATCTTCTGAATACGGAGTGCCGAAGAAGTCACCAGAGAAGTTGCCATAAACGATGGGTTCATATCGGCGGCGATATGCTCCACCACCCATAGGCGACTGGTTTTTGACCCAAATGACAATCGACTTGTACCCGATTGAATCAGAGACAGGAGTTAGCAGTTCGTGCAAATTGCCGCTACTGAAAGAGATGTAGTATGCCCCAGAGCAGTGCTGCCGGATGGCTGAGGCGATGGATTGAATGAATGCTCGAAACTCCTCTGGTGTCTTTTTGTCGTTTTGCATGGCTGCGTGCAGGCCGTTGGCTCCAACGTGAGGGATAAGCTCCCCATCTTTGGTTGTGTTGCTCATCGTTCCCTGGAACGCAATGTTGTACGGCGGGTCCGTAAACACCATGTCGGCCTTGCCAGCATTCATCAAGCGACTCACGTCGGCCTCATTCGTTGAGTCCCCGCAGAGCAGCCGATGTCTTCCCAAGATCCAGAGGTCGCCCACCTTTGCGACAGGCTCCTCTACCGCGTTCGGTATATCGTCCTGGACCACTTCGCCGGTCTTCTGACCGCCCGCCGCCTTCTGAACCTCTGCCAACTCCTCCGCTGTGAAGCCGGTGTCCTCTAGGGGGACATCAGCCTCTTCCAAGGCCCGAAGCGTTGCCACCAGCACCTCGTCATCCCACTCGGCCAGCTCAGCGGTTCGGTTGTCCGCAATAGCAAAGGCCGTCATCTCGTCGTCGCTGAGGTCGGACTCAACGACGGCCACTTCGGTCCAGCCGAGATTCTTCGCCGCCTCAAGCGTGCCGTTTCCTGCTCGGACCACACCTGAAGAGTCCACCACGATCGGCTTTTGCTGCCCAAACCTTCGCAGGCTGGCAGCGATGGCTTCGAGGTTGCGCGGCGAGTGCTTCCGAGCGTTGCTCGGGTCTGAGCGAAGCTCTCCTACTGATTTCTTCGTCGTCTTCATGCCAACACGGCCTTCTCTCCGGTGAGGTTCTCCCAGCGGCGGACGATCACATCGCAGTAGGCCGGGCTCAACTCCATGCCGTAGCAAGAGCGGCCCAGCTGTTCAGCGGCGATCAAGGTCGTGCCGGAGCCAAGGAACGGGTCATACACATCGCCTGAATGGTTCCGCATCAGGTTGCTCATGCAAGCCAGGGCCTTCTGCGTCGGGTGAGGCGTGCGCTCCTCTTTGGAGCCAGACATGATGTGGTTCGGAGGAGCCGCGTCGATCACAGTGGTCTGCTTGCGATCTCCGATCCAGTCGTGGGTCGCGCCCTTGCGGACACAATACCAGCACGGCTCATGCTTGAAGTGGTAACTGCTACGGCCAAGGATCAGCACGCTCTTGTTCCAGATGATCTGTTGGGTTGGGATCAAGTCTACCGCTCGTAGGCTGTCCATAACCACGTCGGTGAACGCAGATGCGTGCCAGACGTAGGCGATGTCACCTTTGAACAGGCCCCAGACGCCTCTCCAATCCGCGACATCGTCTGACTGAATAATGTCGCTGTTTGCCTTTCCAAGCGCCTTGTCGCCTAGTGCCTTGTCTCTCCAGGCTGGCCTGTAGTTCACGCCATACGGCGGATCGGTGACCATCATGTTTGGATTGTCGCCGTTCATGAGTCTCTCGACATCATCTGCCTTTGTCGAGTCTCCGCACAGAAGGCGGTGCTTACCAAGTAACCAGAGGTCGCCCACCTTCGTGATCGGCTCGTCCGGCGTCTCCGGCACCTCGTCCTCGACGACGTCGCCTGCCGATGCCACGCCTGCCGCTTTCTTGACCTCCGCAAGTTCCTCTGCCGTGAAGCCAGTGTCTTCCATCGGAACCTCAGCCTCCTCCAGTGCTTGGAGAGTTGCTGCGAGGACCTCTGCGTCCCACTCGGCCAGCTCCGCGCTGCGGTTGTCCGCAATGGCAAAGGCGGTCATCTCGTCTCCTGAGAGGTCAGAGACGACCACGCTCAGCTCCTCCCACCCAAGGGACCGCGCAGCTTCGAGCGTGCCGTTCCCGGCTCGCACAACACCGGCAGAGTCCACGACGATGGGCTTCTGCTGCCCAAAGCGTTGCAGGCTGCGCCTGATGGCGTCGAGGTTTGCTTCTGAGTGGGTCCGCGCGTTGGCCGGGTCACAGGATAGGCTTGCCACATCCCGTCTTTCGACTCTGAGGCTGGTCGTGTTCATGCAAGGAGTCTAGCAACTGCTCGGCGGCGTAAGGCTGGCAAGCCGAGCCGTCGCAGCAATAAGCGCAGCATCCGCGAGCCCCCACCGAGCTTTCACCTGGAGGTCTGCCGTTAGCTCAGGCCACCGCTCGCCAGCGACGAGTGCGGCGCTCGCCTTGATCTGCTCGCGGCTGCCCTTGCGGTGCCCTCGGAGGAACGTGCGCTGCCAGTCCTTCGGGCTGATCTCGACCGTAGCGGCACCGATGGCTTCCGCGAAGTCAAAGCAGACCTGGAGGCTGCGCCCGAAGCTGAAGGCCGAGACCACTCCGTCGCTCGGAGCGGAGGAGACGCGCTCAATGGCGACGGTCACGGTCTCGTGCGGTGTCGCGGCGTCTCGGTATCTGATGCCCTCCTGGGTTGCCTCTAGCCAACGGAGGAGCAGGGCGAGGCTGGGTCGGGAGCGTTTCGTGCCCTTGCCCACCACCGGCATGAGGCTGTGCCCGACGAGCCGGCCACCCCTGTCGAGGATGACCAGCCCGCCGGTCTTGCCGGGGTCGATACCGATCCACAAGTCGGTCACCCGATCGGCTGGCCGGTGATGCCGTCGAACACAAGCTCTCCGCCGGGGCAGTCGATGTCGTGCTTGACGGACTGCTGCTGCCCCTGAGCGTTGGCGGCGAGCAGGATGTTCAGCCGAACGCCCTTGCTGCGGCAGTTGCGGAACACGATGCGCTTGGTCTTCGTGCCGTCCAGGTTGCCGTAGTCCTTGTCGACGCTGATGAAGGGCAAGTTGTGATCCCGAGCAATGAACGCACAGTCCTCGAAGACGACCTCGTCCACCGAGCGCAGCTCGGCTAGGGCGCGGTCGCCTGCCGTGAAGTCGAACAGGCAATTCTTCAGGAACACCTCCCGCATCATGTTCTGCCCTGCGAGCGGCTCGTTCCCCTGCGAGGGCGTGACGACGAGGCCGCCGGTGCTTCGCTTGCCTGACCGCTCTTCGTCCCACCGGCAGACGAAGCTGCTGTCCTCAATGGCAATCGAGCCGGGGAACTCTGAGGTGCCAGGGCTGAAGTACGTCAGGTTGAAGCTCGGTCGGGTGCCTCCATCGGCGCAGTCGACGAAGTGCGAGTCGAGCACAATGTGCTCTGGCTCCGCGTCGTACGGCATATTGTCGCCGTCGTACTGCTGGTAAGGCAGCGGTCGATATGCCCACTGCGCTCCCTGGCTCCCGACACGCAGGAAGGTGCAGCCATCGAGCCTTGTGTTGCCGCTGTTGGAGACGTACAGGCCGTGCTCCTGCGTGATCTCCGTGAAGTCGCAGTCGATGAACGAGCGGTCGGGAGTGTTGTACTCGCGGGTGCCCCACTTGAGCTGTCGCGCGTCTTCAGCGGCGGTCACGCCGATGTTCCGCCACTCGTAGCTGCCGCCTCGGCGCTTCAGCTCGCCTCGGTGCATATTGGAAGACCACTGGGCGTAGCCCTGCGGGACGAGCGACTCCTTGTTCTGCCACACGAGGTCTTCGCCGGTCTGCCAGTCGTTGGCGCGGATGTCCCCGAGGGTGCCGACGTCCTCACGCGCAGCGCGGCTCTCCCTGAGCGCCGGCAACCTGACCAGCTTGTTGGTCTCGACGTCGTTGTCGATGCAGTCAAGCGCCTTGAACTCTCCGGGCACCGGCTCGGGCGGGTCCGGCGGTTCGGGCGGGTCGGGCGGCTGCGGAGGGTCAGGCGGGTTGATCGCAGGGAGGATCGGTTTCGCGAGCGCGGCCTCGATGCGGGCCACCCTCCGGCTGAGGTCGTTGATGTTGCTCATGGTTTCTGGGCTACAGGGTTTCTCGGATGGCGGCGGTGCATTGCGATGCCATGAGGCAGAGCAGTGCCACGATAAGGTAGGGGATGCACCCGCTTCGGGGCTCGTCTTCGATCTTCACAGGTCTGCGTACTGCCTCTTGCGGCGGTACTTCGGGGCTGGGTCCAAGAGAAAGAGCCGCGAGCTTGCCCTTGTCGCGCCAACGTACATCAGGCGGATGATCTCGTCATGGCCGTCTGGTGACTGCGTAAACTCCTCGTGGTGTTTCTTCAGGAGGTCTGGTGCTAGGAACACGCTGCCGGCGGTGCCTCCCTTCACACTGTGGATGGTGCCGACGATGAGCCTCGGCTCGGTCGTCAGGGCTCGAAGGTCCTTGCGGGCCACCTGGATCGGGTAGCGGAGCCGGGCGGCGTTGGCCGGCGTCATGTGCGCCACGAGCCAGTCGAGCGCCTTCTGCTCAAGGTGCGGGTCGCGGACCATCGGCAGGAGGTAGTTCGCGACGAAGCCGGGGTCCACGAAGATCCGGGCGAGGTCGGCCTTGTCGATGATGGCCCTGGGGCGCTTCTTCGCCCACTCGGGGATCAGCCGTGTCTTGGCTCCCTTCACAAACAGGTCCTTCGCGGCGCAGATGCTCGCCCAGTCGTGCAGCTCGCCCCACCTCCATATGCGAGGCTCAGAAGGATCCGGTGCGCCTTCTGAGATCGAGTCCGACATCGCGTTACTGATGGCGAAAAAGGATCCGATGTGCCTGTGGGCCGTCTTCAGCGGGTTCCAATCACCTCGGGCGAGGGCGTAGGGGTTGTAGAACCGCATCCCTCGTCGCCTCAGCTCCGCGAGCAGGCTGTTGAGCAGGAATCCGGCGGAGGCCAGCACCATGACTCGTGCGTTGTCGCCGGTCGCGCCCTCGCGGTCGAGCCGCCTCACCTCCTCGTCGACCAGGCTGGCGAGGTCGTAGTGTCCTCGGACCTTGCCGGTGATGGAGCAGGCAGGCCGGAGCACCTCGCCGGGGTCGCCGGGCTTGGGCTGGTAGCTGACCGGAACGTGCCGGTGTGCCCGTTTCGCAAGGCTCTCCGCGAACGTCTGGATGGCCGGCGGCAACCGGAAGGACTGGCCGAGCACCTCGGTCTGCTCCTCAGGGAACGTCGCCGGGTCGTGGAACGCGGCCCTGGCCGCTCCTCGGAACCCGTAGATGGACTGGTTCGGGTCGCCGGCGAGGGCGAGGAGGTCAATGCCCTCTGCCCACTGCCGGATCAGGGCCACCTCCAGCTCGGTGCAATCCTGAGCCTCGTCGACGATCAGGGCCTTGACTGGCGTGTCGTCGTACAGCGGCATCTCAGCGCCCTCGTCGAGGCACCGCTCGATCAGGTCGGTGAAGTCGGTCATCTGGTTCTGGAGCTTGAAGTCGCTCCAGGCGGCCCAGAACGGCTTGACGTCCGCCGGCCATTGCTCCGGCGGAACGCGGCGCTGCCGGAGCACCTCGATGCGGGCCAGGGTCGAGTCGCCCGTGATGGGCCTGTAAGCCGCTCTGCCGCGTCTTGGGCCGTTCGCGACTCCGTGGTCGACTTGTTCCGCCGCAGCGGCCTCAGGGTCGTCCAGAGCCCTTCCAGCGGATGATGTGAGCTGGAGCAGCGGATCAAGGCCAGCGTGCTCGTTCCAGGCGGCGAGGCCCTCAGGCGTCTGGATGAGCACAGGTGCCCCCATGAAGTCCGCCAGAGCCCTTCGGGCGAGACTGTGCAGGGTCGCCACCCGCTCCTTCGGCAGGTGGACGCCAGGGCGGGATGCAATCTCCTTGGCGGCGGCTCGGGTGAGCGAGACCACAGCCACAGCGTGCGGCCCGTACTTCTCGATGGCCCTTGGAATCCAGCGTGCGGCGAGACGGGTCGTCTTGCCGGTGCCCGGCGGCCCGATCAGGTGATATTCAGTCGCGGTCATGATAAAGCCTCCCCCGAGGCTCGGTTTTTCGCTGCTTCAGGTGGTCAAATCGCTGCTTCAGATTGCGCCCGATGGGCCTTCTTGGGGTCACGAAGGCCGATTCGCTGAAAACGCTGAGTGCATTGGCCCCCCCCCCATTCTCGTGTGCGTTTTCGAATCGTCCCCTCATTTCCCCCCCTATAAAGGCTGCGGTCACGCTGCCTCGTCCGTCAGGCCGTCCTCGAAGGCGGTGTCGAGCCACTGCCCGATCTCCGGCGGCCCATGCTCTTGGAGCACAGCTCGCGGCACCCGGAGGTAGCCGGAGCGGCTCGTGCGCTTGCCTGAGCCGTCCACGCACTGCACGGCGATGAACTTGCAGCCAGCGTTGGCGCTCTCGATCAGCAGCCTCAGCGTCCGCCGGGCCATCGCGGGGCACTGCGGATCCTCGTCGATCCAGTTCGTGAGGGCTTGCCCGTCGATGACGACGCTGCGCCCCTCCTTCCCCTTACCGTTCTCGTACAGCAGGCAGGGCTGACGGAGCGCCACCTGATGGCCCCAGCTCTTGGTCTTGGGCAGCCACGCCGGCTGGCCCACCCCGAGGAGGCGGTCCACAGCAAATCGGACGACGCTCCTGAGGATCTGGCTCGCCTCGTCGCCTGAGTCGAACTCCACCGAGGCCAGCCGGATCGCCGTGAGCACCGGTGCCCACTGGCGCTTCTTCCCGGGCTTCGTCGTGAACGGCTCCACGATGGCCCCCGTGGCGCTCCAAAGGTTCGACAGGAAGTCGTGACTCGATGCGAACAGGCTCTGGCTCGTGCACTCAAACATCGCCCCTGGGCCGGTCTGGAAGATCCAGACGCTCCTGGCCGCTGCGGTCGCGGCGCTGAACTTGACCAGTGCGATCTCCCGCTCGTCCTTCAAGCCCAGCGCGCTGTTGAGCGCCTCCAGGGCTCGCTGCCGAACCGTCGCGTCCAAGCTCTCCGTCTCCACGAGGATGACCTGCGCTCGCTCCTTAGCCGCCGGCGGTGCCGCTGGGTCTTGGGCCACCTTCTCAGCCTCCTCGCGGCGCTCGACGATCTTGGCGCACTCCTCGATGGCCTGCTTGTTCCTCTGATCCTCGTCCACGGCGCGGAGCGCCTTCTGGATCGTCCCGAGGTAGTAGTCGGCGCGGTGGACCTTCTTGCTGTCGGTCGCGTTGCCCTGCATCCGGTGGTAGCGGAGCAGGTCCACGATCTCCTGCACAGGCATATCCGTCGCCGCGAGCCTCGTGGCAAGGCTCAGGTCCATCTCGCTCTGCGAGGGTAGGCTGCGGCGCTTGCGGTCCCAGACGATCCTCAGGTCGTCGTCGATCTCGCACAGGTCGTAGATCCGCTCCTTCAGCTCCTGAGAGATCGCGCTCGGGTCCTTGTCGAGCGTGAACTGGATGCGGTCGTCGAACTGGGCAGCGGCCTCCTGGGCGACCGACTTGGGCGCGGCCAGCGTCAGGTCGCTCGGCACGCTCATCCACAGGGTGTCGATGCTGTAGCGCGGCCCTGTCTCCTTCCATGTCACCGGCCTCGGATCGCCGTGCGACAGGTTCTGGCCGCCGGGGATCCGCATGACTCGGGGCAACGCCCAGGTCTGGTCATCGGCCCAGCCGTTGGCGGCAAGCTCGTCGCGGACCATCGCCTGGATGCTCTGGCAGAGCCGCTCCAGCGCCTCGCGGCTGCGCTCGGTGCCCTCCTCGAACTCGACGACGCCCTCCTCAAACAGGTAGTAGGCGTGGATGCCTCCGCCGGTCCACACGGTGATCGTCGGCGGCCCGATGGGCACGGCGCGGAGCAGGGCCGCGTACGCCTCGTCGGTGTCAGGGCAGAGGTGCTTCTTCTTGTGCCCGTCGCTTCGGATGTCGATGTCGACCCAGACGCCGGGCATCGCGCAGAGGTCCTCCGTGGCCCCTTGGAGCTGCTCGATGTTCTTGCCCTGGTCTCGGGCCTTCTCGCGCAGGGCTCGGTCGTCGCGGGCGCAGACGCCGAAGTAGCTGACGTTCTCGAACCCTCCGGTGAACGCCTTGTCGGCGGCGTCGTCGGCGGAGTAGGAGAGCCGGGTCAGCTTGCTGGCCTTGCTCCAGACCGTGATGCAGCCCTTCGGGAGCCGCTCTCCGTCCGGCTCAAAGATCAGGGCAAGGAACTTGCGGGCGACGGCGGCGGGGCTACGATCTTCAGTGCTGGTCATGTACGGCTTCGGCTGTCTTGAACGGTGCGAATTGTGCTTCCCCCTCTGCACGGCGAGCCGCCAGGGTCCCCCCACCCTGACGGCTCGCTTCTTTGTCAGGCCCTTTGCGCGGCGTCGGCAAGGATGCCCGACAGCTCTGCGAGGCGGCCAGTCTCGTCCTCGGTGAGGTCGCGGACGAAGCTGAACTCGACGGTGTAGTAGTCCGGGGATCCGCTTTGCTTCGCGAGCGACAGCCTCGTGACGGATCGGCTGAGGCGCTTACGTCCGTTCACTAGCTTCATCTTGTACTGCTTGAACGGCTTCAGCGTGGCCGCCGGGATCTGCAACACCATCGGCAGGAGTGCGTCTCCGTTGAAGATCACGAGCCTGACGCGCTGCTTGCACGCCTGCCCCTTCCCTCCGCCGAGGTCGCTGCCGAACTTGCTGAACGCGCAGGACGCGCAGTCCTGCTCGGTCACGGGCAGGTCGTCGTTGCTGGCGCTCGCATGGATGGCGTCGATGTCTCGACACCCGTGCCCGACGCGACCGTCAGCGCTGGAGCAGTGCGGCGGCCCTCCGTCGCCCTCGTCGATGCCGGTGGCGTAGAAGCTCCGCTCGATGGGCGACTCGTAGGCCACTACAACGTCGAGGGTCTTCTCGAACCGCTCGCCGTCGAGCGACTCGATGACGAAGGCTGCGCCTCCGGCGCCTGACGGCACCACGAGCTTCTGGAGGTCCGCCGGCGTCGGCTGCACTTCTGCGATCATTGCAGCGGCCTCCGGGTCGGTCAGGGAGAGGAACGTGTCGGCTTTCTTGGCTACTTCTTTGGTCATGGTTCTGGGTGGGTTGGGCCGCCCTGGGCGGCGGTGTGCAACCTCAGCGTTCGCTGAAGCTGTGCTAGTAGTCGCCGTAGTAGGAGTCGGGCGGCTCGGGGTTGTAGTCGTTGAACTTGCGGTCCTGATATCCACGGTCGTAGGCGGCCTTCCGGTGGCGTGCGTTGCACTCGCCCACAAACCAGAGGAGAACAAAGACGGCGATGAGGAGGCCGCAGCCTCCGTCCTTGGGTTGGTAGGTCATGGTTACTCGGGGCCTCTGTACCAGATGGGAGCGGTGACTCCTGCCAGGAGGACGAACAAGCCGAGGGCTGCGGCTGCTCCAAACGCGATCAGCTTGAGGGCGAACAACATCAGACCCTCTTGATCCCGAGGGTCAACGTCGTGTCCACCTTGAGGACCTCACCCAGCTTGCCGGGCAGGGCCTCCGCGATCACAGACGCGGTCGCGTCCCTCACGTTAGCCTCGTCGGCCATTTCGCGCACGATGGCGCTCAGGCTGTTCGTGTTGACGGACTCCTTGATGAGGTGCTCGTAGCCCTGCTCGCGGAGGGCGTCGAGGAACGCGCCCTCGTCGGCGTCCTTGTTGCGCCGGGCGAACAGCCGGTTGATCGGGTAGACGCGGGCGCGGCCTCCGTCTGGGGCGAACACCTCGACGCTGGGGGCCTCGGCGTACAGCATCTCGTCGACGAGCTGGTCCCGCATTCCGTCGCGGGTCTTCTTGGCGGCCTTGAGTTTCTCTTCGAGGACGCGGACATCCTCGTCGGCGGCAACGAAGTCGCGAGCAAGGTCTTGGACTGAATTGAGTGTCATGGGTTGGAACGGGTGCGAGGATGAGCTTTGCAGCTCAGCCTCAAGGGATGGGAGCCCTCCGGCGGCGGTGCGCCGGAGGCGTGCGGGTCGCGGGCTATGCCCAGTCGCAGGAGGTCTTGCCGCGCTCAAAGCCGCCACCCTCAAGTTGGCCCTGCCACTCGGACCAAGCATCCCGAGCCAGCTGAGCTGAGGCAAAGGCTTGGCGTCGGAGACATTCGTTTGCCCCTCCCGCTGTGTTCACGAGGAAAAGGGTGCAGGTCTTCGAGTTGAAGGACAGGCGGCGGACGTTGACGTTGTTGCGGGTGAACTTGCGGGTGATGGTCATGGCTGGATCCGTGTTGCTGGCGAGGGCTGATTCCCTTGACCTCCTTACCTTCGGCTGTTCGGCTCGTTTCCGCAAGACTCTTTCGGAAAAACAGTCAGCGGACGCCCTTCAAGACCCCTGAGACCAGTTCCTCCCTCCGGCCCAAAACGCGGTAGACGACCTCGTCGATGGTCTCCCTGGCGTGAACGTGGTAGTAGGTCACTGGCCGGCCCTGCCCTGGCCGATGGACGCGGGCAAGGCTCTGGAGGTAGAGCCCGAGGTTGAACCCAGTGCTCAGGTAGACGCAGATCCGGGCTCGGGTCAGGTCGATGCCTTCAGCGCCGCTCGCGATCTGGACGACAAGCACGCGGGCTCCGCCGTTGCGCCACAGCTCCAGGTCGTTCGCCTCGCCGGACAGCTCCGCAACACTGGTGCCGGCCAGGGCTGCCGCCTCGCGCGTCACGCGGATGTCTTGGCGGAACTGCCCGAAGACCACGACCGGCTCGTCGGTGCTTTCTAGGATGTCGATCAGCGCCTGCTTCTTCGCCGTACACACCTCGACCTCCTCTCGGTCTTCGTGGCCCAGCAGGTTCGCTACCAGCGAGGCATCGTCTGTGCCGGTGGGCTCGTTCCGCTCAACGACGGCGAGTCCGCTGCACAGTTGCTGCATCCTGAGGAGCCGCACGAGGCCGTTCTGCGCGTTGATCTCGCCCTCCGCGATGGCGGCCTGGAGGTCGTTCGCGAGGGCGTCGTATAGCCTCCTGGCCTTGCTGTCGAGGTCCACTGTGATCGTCTCGTGACGAGCCTCCGGCAGGTTGAGCTGCACAGCATCGTCAGGCGGGCTGTGCATGAGGGCCGACATCCGGTCAGTCATCTCCTCTTGGCGCTGGTAGCCGACGACCTGCTTCGCCTTGTACCCGCCCATCTGGGCGTACCGTGCGCGGAACGACACGAAGCTCCGCCCGAATACGCTGGGGTCCAGCGTGCGGAACTGGGCGAAGACGTCCATCGGGGAGTGCGGCATAGGCGTACCCGAGAGCATGACCACGCGCCCGGCGGTCTGCGTGAGCCGCGCTGCCGCCTTGCTGGTCTTGCCGTGCGGGCTCTTCAGTTTCTGGGCCTCGTCGAAGACCACGAGGTCGAAGGCGACGGTCCTGAGCCACGCGGTCGCCTCGCGGGACAGCAGCATCTGGTAGTTGATGACGGCGACGAACGGCGCTCGGTCGTACCGGGCTCGCTCGTACTGCTTCTTCATGCCGCCGACGCGGGCCTTCACGCTGCGGCCCAGCTTGGTCGCGGGTGCGACTCGCCAGGGCCGCTCGCTCCAGGTCGAGAACTGGTTCGGCCACACAGACGCGACCACGCTCTTGGGCGCGACGATCAGGACAGCCTGAGCGTGCGTTTCGTCGGCGGCGCTGACAACGCAACGGCTCTTGCCTGCGCCCATCGTCAGGTGCAGGTAGCTCGCTCGGCGCTCGCGCACCCAGTCGATGGCGGCACGCTGATGCGGCCAAGGCTCGGGGATCGGCATCAGCGAGCGAACACGACCTTCATGTCGTCGAAGTCTCGGGCGAGGTCCTTGGGCTTGATCCTCCTGCCGAGCTTCTCGGTCAGGAGCTGAGCGACGGCTGCGGCCTGATCGACGGTGGGCTTCCTCCCCACGCGGGCGGATTGCCAGCAATACACGAGGTGCGTCGAGACGCCGATCTCCTGAGCCATCTGGGCCGGACTAAAGCCAGCCATCTGAGCGAGGAACTTGTAGGTGCCTGGGCTCCACTCCGCGCGTTCGAGCCGGGGTCGCCCGACTCGTGCGGGCTTGCTGGCGGTCTTGCGGGGAGTCTTCTTGCGGGTCGTCATAGGGCTTGGCCGGCGCTGCCGGCGTCTCGGGGTGATCTGCACGGCCTCCATCATGGGGCGGTGCTGGGCGTTCAACAAGCCCCAGAGCGCCTTTTCGGAAAATACCCTTGCGAATGCCTCGCTGAGGTCCGATGGTTGTGTCAGTGCCGGTCACCGGCGCAGCAACAACAACACCGACCCTTAGCCAACGAGGTTCCACGATGACTCCCTACACCTGCTTCTCTTCCTCTCACCAGGGCTGCGGCTCTGTCCACCGCACCCTCAAGGCCGCCTACGGATGCTGCAAGGTCGCAGAAACGCGATTCGGTGAGGTGCGCCAGCCGGTGCCCGTCGCCAGCCGTGCAGAGAAGGACGAGAAGTACCCGGCATCCGAGGCGGCTGCTGCTCGTTACGCCGAGTGGGCCGCGAAGAACGGCGTCAACACGAAGGGCAAGCCGACTGCCTCCAGCGAAGCGCCTTCCGCCGAGCCCGCTCAGGAGCCCGAGCCCGCTGAGGCGGAGGCGGGTCCGGGCGCTCTCAACGGCGCGGACATCGCCGTTGCCGCTGCCGCTGCGGCTGCGACCGACGCCCACCCGCTCGCCGGCCTCGCGGAGCAGCTCCAGCCGCTCCTGGCTCCGCCGATCATCGAGGACGTCTGCGGCTCCGTCCAGACGATGCTCGACTCCGCGATGAAGCAGGTCGAGGTCAAGCCGAAGGTGATCGAGGTCGTCACGCCCGACGCTGAGCCGGTGCAGATCGAAGGCGACCAGCATGAGAATTTCGAGCTGCTCCTCAAGCTCGTCGGCGCTGGCGAGAACGTGTTCATGTCCGGCCCTGCCGGCTCGGGCAAGACGACCGGCGCGAAGAACGTCGCGGAGGCGCTCGGCTTGGACTTGATCGTCCAGCCGGTCGCCCTCGACAAGTTCGAGGCCACGGGCTTCGTCGACGCTGGCGGCAGCTACCGCGAGTCGGCGGTGTACCGCTGGGCCACCTCCGAGAAGCCGGCGCTCCTCCTGCTCGACGAGGTGGACGGCTGGATGCCTCAGGCGCTCGTCGCCCTCAACCCGATCCTCGACAATTGCCTTGGCATCTTCCCTGGCGGTCAGCAGTTCGAGATCGACCCTCGCCACCGGGTCATCGCCACGGCGAACACCTGGGGCCTCGGTGCCGACGCCGAGTACGTCGGGCGGAACCGCCTCGACGCGGCCTCGCTCGATCGGTTCGGCGCTCGCATCGGCTGGGGCTACGACGAGAAGTTTGAGCGCAAGATGGTCAAGGCCAAGTTCGGCCACGAGATCGGAAAGGCCGCCGTGGACGCCTCCCTGCAGGTCCGCAAGCGCCTGAAGGACACCGGCACGAAGGTGCTCTGGGGGCCTCGCCAGACGCTCGGGCTGGCAGCCCGACTCGCGGCCAAGTTCACCCTCGCTGAGGCGTTCGAGGTTTCCGCCCTGGCTCAGCTTGCGGACGCCAACCGCAAGCGCATCCTCGAAGGTATCGCTGGCGCGAGCTGATTCTCGCGCGGTGTGTTGTTGCGGCGGCGGCGGTCCTTCGGGGTCGTCGCCGCCTTTCTTTTTCGGAAAAGGCCCTTGCGAGATCCTGCGGAGTTGCCGATGGTTAGGTCATGCAGAAGCAACAGCACACCCCCTCCACCGTCATGGTCTCCGACGAAGACGGCTCGCAGCACCGCTGCCTCAACGGAAACGTCCTCGCGGACATCTTCGCCAACTCGCCCGTCTACCGTCGCGAGACCCCTCCCGAGACCATCGCGCCTGACCTCAGCCGGATTGGCTACGAGGCCAACGGCGAGCGCATCGTGCGCGTCTTCGGGGACTACGAGTCGGCCTTGGCTCGCATGGAGGACATCTGGGGCACCCGCGACCAAGACACCCTCAAGGGCTTGCTGGCTGACCGCTACAAGCCCGTGCTCGGCGCAACGAAGGCTGCGGAGGCGCTCTTCGATCGCGTGCAGCGCGAGGTCCCCATCGAGACCCTGCGCTCGCAGATGGAGGCGTCCGTCTGCGGCGGCTCTCCTCGCATCGGCGCGTACCTCGCCAACGAGCCACTCTCGATGAACCGCTTCGTCAGCCAGCTCAACGAGCAGGGCGCGATCCGAGTCTTCTACGATCTGAGCACCTCCGCCTCGACGGCGTCAGACACCGTGCTCGGTCGCGGCGTTGCCGCCCTGGCCTTGGTCACCTGCCTCCAGCAGGTCCGCCCGGTGGAGCTGTGGATCACGACCAGCGGCACCGCTCGGAGCGCCTCAGGCGGCCAGTGCCACACCCTCTTCGGCCTCCGCCTCAGCACAGCACCGCTCGACCTGTCGGTTGCGTCTCGCGCCCTAGCGGACTACCGGATGCGGAACTTCCTCTACCGGGGCGAGATGCGGATGATCGGCGCTGGGTTGCACGAGCCGAGCCGCCTCGCATGGTCCCCGATCCCTTACGCTGTCAAGTGTGGCGCGACCCCGAACGACATCGTGATCGGGCCACACAAGGAGGGCGAGAAGAACAGCGTCTCCCCGACGCACTCGCCGGTGGACTGGATCAAACGGGAACTTGAACTGTGGCTGACGAACAGCGGGAACAGCGCGGCGATGGCCTCGCTCGGGTGAGCGCGGAATGGCAAGCCCAGCTCCTCCGGCACGCGCTCGAACACGCGGCGGAGGGGCTGGCTCACATTCAGGAGGCGTCTGCTGCGCTCCAGGCGGCGTTGGACGGCTCGCCGGGCTCAGCGGTCGCGGAAGCGCCCGGATCGCCTGAGGGCGAACCCAGGGCGCTTCTGCGGATAGGCGACGTCGAGCTTGTCGACGGCGACGAGGGCGTGGAGCTTCGCCCGGCTACTCCGGCACGGTGACCGGGGCGCTCGGGTCGTCTGCCACGATGGCTCGAAGGAGGGCGCTCTCGCCCCTCCAGGTCTCGTACTCGACGGCGTTCATGTCGTTATGCTGAACGGCAAGATCCAGAAGCTCGTCGAACTTGCCGGTGACGGCTTCCACGCTGGGGGCGATGGCGTCTCGGCGGATCATCCCCTTCCCGCCAGGGCAGGCGGTCAGAAGGAGGCACGCGGCTGCTGCGGTGAGGGCTCGTCTCATTTCTTCCTCGGGGCCTTCTTGGCCGGCTCGGGCTTCTCCTGCGTGACGGCTCGGTAGCCGAGCACGCCGACCACGGCGGCGATGATGGTGCCGCCGGCGGTCTGGGTCGTGACGTCTTCGGCCTTGCCGCCCATGACGAGGAGCACTGCTCCAGTCACGAGGGCGGCGATGGACAGGCCGTAGCGTTGCTTGGGGCTGAGGTCACTCATCGGTGTCAATCGGCACGACTGCCGTGCGTACGTCTGCGGTGGCCTGGATCGGCTGGCTGCCAGTTCTCTGGCGTGCGGCATACAACGCCTCTCCCACGCGGAGCATCGCCTCAGCGGTGTAGTGGGCGTCGTCCGTCTTCAGGGTGAAGTCGTTACCGTCAATGACCTGCGCTGGGTTGGGCGTGATTTGCAGGAATCGGTCGTACTGGTCTCGGACGTCGCGGATGTCCTGAAGCCCAGTCGTGGCATTGACCTGCGCGTTGATGATGTATTGCACCGGCGGCTTCACGCCGACAAACGGGAGGCTGCCTCGCGGCACGGAAAGATAGAACTCCGTGGCGGCGACCATGTCCTGGAGGCCCCCAGCGACCATGAACCGAGTCTTCTGCGAGGCGAAAGCTCCTGGCACTGCAACAGTGCCAGGGTCGTAGGCGGCGGTCTCGTCTCCGAGGTAGTAGAACCCGTCGTACAGGATCCGGTCGATGCTTGGGTCGTCCTGAAGGTTCTGGATCGCCTCGGTCATGTATCCCTCCGCGAAGATTTGCCACAGCGGAGTGTCGGAGACGTTCTCGCTGCCTGGGTGGATCGCGCTGTTCGGGCTCACCTCCGTCGCGGTGTCGAGAGGGCATCGCATCGTGCTGAACGCGAACTGGATGATGTAGACGTTCTTGGGCGCGGAGACCGGCTGGCCTTTGGCTGCGGGCGAATAGAACCGCTCGTAATACTTCCTGCCGATGGCGTAAGGCGGAGCCATCCCGGTGGCCTGGAAGTTCCGCGTGCTCGTCATGTCCTCCCAGTCGTAGCTGCCGTTGAGGTTGCCCTTGTTGCCGCTGTTGTACCGCCCCCACATCTTGATGTTGGGCAAGGTCGCCGGCGTCAGCGTGTCGCTGACAACCAGATCGTTGTCGGTCTGCCACCCCGCCATGTTGGAGGAGCCGACGCACATGATGACCAGCGCGTCTCGGTCGGTGTATTGGGTCATGTCAGGGTGCGGCGATCGTTGCGCCTTTGGTCATGAGGGTCGTGATGATCCGCAGGCTGACTCCTGCGGCCTTGCTGACGACGGCGTAGAACGTGTCCCACGCGGCGTCGTTGGCGCGGATGCGTTGCAGCTCCGCGAGCAGTCGCGCCTGTCGCCCGGCGCTCGCGAGGATGTCTTCGTTTCCTGTCTGGTGAGCGTAGATCACCTGCGCGGCGAGCCTGTTCGCGAAGAGGTTGAGGTCCTGCTGGCCCACCTCCAGGAACTCTCTCGCGGCCTCGCGGATGAGAGTCTCAATCTCCCCGAGGACGTCTCCGCCCTCCATGAGGTTCGCGATATCAGAGGTGTCGGTCATTTCGTGAAGAAGGTGATGATGGCAATGACGAGCGCCGTGATCGAGCTGAGCACGGCTGGGATCATGGCTGCGCGGAAGGTCGCCGTCAGCCTTCGCCGCTCGGCGCTGGATGCTTTCTGGTCCTGCACGAAGGTCTCAATCATCATGGTGAGCTGCGGCACCGCCTGCGAGAGCGGAGGCTGCTGCCCTCGACCGGTCAGCACGATCTCATCGAGCACCTGCACCGTGTCGGCAACGTGCTTGATCTCGACCTTGATCTCGGCCATGTCAAGCGAAACGGCCTTCAGCGTCTCGCTGTCTTTGTCGAGTTGCCTGGACAGACTCTTAATGAGGGCCGCCAGCTCGTCGTGGGTCATTTCAGGCATCACGAGTACGTCAGGGCCTGCACTGCCGCAAGCGTCGTGGGGAGGTTGCTGGTCTGCACCGCTGTCTGGGCCATGCCCGCCGACCCGGCGCGTGTCGCCTTCCAGTTACCGTTGGCACCGTAGACGGTGTAGACGTAGCCGTTGGTAGCGTCGAAGAACTGGTTCTGCGGGAGGACGTTGCGCCCCTGGTGCTTGATGGAATCCTCGAAGTCGGCGCTGCCGCTCGGCGTGATCGTCCAGTTCGTCGTGCCCTGATTCACGCCACTAAGATCGCCGTAGTATTCGCCGCCAAGGCAGGTCACCAGCGGACCCTGCGAAAGGCTCATCCGCGTACCGAAGTAGCTGATGTTCGATACCCCGACGCGATTGCCTGTATCCGACGATTGCGGCGTCATGGTCAACTCGATGTCGGTCACGTAGTTGCCGCCAAGCTGCACGGACCAACTGTTGATGTACGTCTGGTTCTGCGGGCTTGAGCTGTGCTCCTTACGCACCGTGCGGGTCGTCCAGTTGCCATTCCGGTCCTTCGTGCGAGCGGTCATGGCGGTCGGCGTCCATGCGGAATAGAACGAGACCAGCACCCATCCCTGCGCGTAGGTGAAGCCGTTGCTGCTCGTCAGCCCGTTCGTTGTGAAGTTGATGTTCAACACAGCGTCTGGGTCGCCCGCGTTCGCCATCGTCACGGCGGACCAGACTTGGTTGAACATCGCGTTCTTCGAGTTTTCCGACAGCGTGCTGCCATTTAGCGTGCAGTGCAGTTCGCTGGACCTGCCGAGGAAGCGGCAGTTGTAGAACGTGTTGAGCGGCTTTCGTGGGAAGCCGAAGTAGGCCCCGCTGATCGTCTGCCCAGTCCAGGGCTTCAGCGGTTCCTGCGCCCCCTCGTTGTACAGGAACTTTGCTTCAAGACTGGGTTCCAACTTTGCGGTGGTCACGTTGCCGGTCGCAATCTTGTCTGCCGTCACTGCGCCAGTGTCGATCTTGATGGAACTTATCGAGTAGCTGCCGATCTTGTCCTGGGTGACGGCACCACTGGCGAGCTTGGCTGTCGTAATCGCACCGTCGCTTACGGTCGTGGTGCCAGAAGGCCCCTGTGGCCCCTGAGGCCCTTGCGGACCCTGCGGACCCTGCGGACCCGTACCAGCGGACGCGAACTCAAGGGAGCCGTCTGCTCCCGCACGCAAGAACAGGCCGTCGTTCAAGGCGCTGGCGTCAGGCATCCCGGTGCGGCGCTTCATGCGCTGCAGGGCATCTCTGCTAGGGTTCGTCGCCATCAGTAGATTGAGGTCCCCCTTGTCCGAACAACGTAGCCCGTGATTTTGAGGCGGCCTACATCTGCGGCGTCGACGTAGCCGGTGATCGTCGTGGTGTTGCTGCCCCGCAGGCGGAAGGAGTCCCCTTGTAGCACCCAGAGGCTGTCATGCTGCGGGATGATGACATCCGTGGTTACGCTGTCGATGGCGGAGGTGCTCGTGTCGTCGGATGGGTTTAGGACAAGGCTGAGCGTGACGTTATGGGCGCTCGCGTTGTGGACCTGCACCCAGACCGAATCAACGTGCCCGGCGGTCACATGATGAATCGGCGTGACGTCTGCCGCGTTGGTGTAGTCGGCATCCACGCTGATCGCCCCTCCACTGCTCGCGGCGCTTAGGTGATCTCGGCGGCTGTCTTGTTCGTTGAGCTGGATCGGCATCAGAAAAGCTCGTTGCGGCTGTGCAGCTCGGTCGGGCCTTGCTCGACGTTGCTCCGCCTTGGGACGATGATGTTTGTGTGGAACCGTTTGATCCGCACGTTGTAGGTGTCGTTGGGCCGCGTTGCGATGAGCCTCATCCTGACCATCACAGCCGTGTAGACCCCGCAGGTGAACGGCTGCCAGTCAGACCAGCCCGATGCCGTGCCGTCCACGTTCGTGCGGATCTGAACCTTGAGCGTGCAGTTCGCTGGGTCGTCCGCCGCCACCTCAGTCGGGCCTTCAAAGCTCCACCGCTGAAGATCCAGCGAGTCGAGCGGCAACGCCGTTCCTCCGATAGTCCTTGGGTGGACCTGCTCAGCCTCAGCGGCAGCAGTCACGAGGAGGCGGCGAGGGGCCTGGGCGCTCGTGTCCACGATCGTCGTGTTGTCCCAGCGCGTGATGTAGGTCCCGACGAGCCCGCTGCCGGTGAACTCCAGTTCGCCGTCCGCGTTCTGCGTCAGGGCACCCGACACTGCCGGGCCGTCAACGTCAGGGAAGCCTGGGTACCACGAACCGGCGGAGTAGGTCTCCCAGGTCGCGGTGCCACCCATCGCGAAGTTCACGCTGTCGTAGGCGGCTGCGAGGACCGAGAGGCTCGGGTCCACTGTGGCCTCTGCTGAGAACGTGTCGCTCCGGGCCTTGCTCCGGGCGTGGAGCCGGCCAACGCTGGCGTCCGACACAGGGACGAACAGGTCCGGCGTGATCGCGGTCAGCTGCCCCTCGCGGGTCTCGGCTACACGTTGCCCGAGGACCCATCCACCTCGTCGGGTCTCAATCGTCAGCACTCGACGCCGCTCAGGACCATCATTGCTCGGGATGTAGGCCGCCGTGTAGGTTGCCAGCAGGTCCTCCGCCTCGGCTGTCAGCGAGGCCGGTGCCTCGGGCCGGAACGACAGCCCCTTGATCCGGTGGACCGCCCGAGTGCCTGACTGAGGAGGCTGCGCCGGGAAGGCCGCTGTAATGGGCACCACGCTCGTTTCAATGAGCTGCCCGACCAGGGCTCCAGGCAGGACGCAGGATGCCGTAGAGGAGAGCCCAGAGACCTCTGAGCCCAGTGTCCAGCCGCCTTGCGCTGAACCGGCGCTCTCGAACACTCGCCAGAACACGCGGCACCCCGTCTGGGTCGCTGCCGTCGTAGGGCTGTTCGTCCACGTCACGCTGAGCTGGAGCTGGAAGTTGCCGGGCGTCGGCTCCGTGTTGTTGTCCGTGGCGCTGGAGGCCAGCGGCGAAGTTGGCTGAAGGTTCGGCGCTGGCTTCTGGTCAGGGAGCTGCCGGATCGCTCCTCCGGGCGTGTCCTCGATGGCGTCATCCGCGAACACGCCCTCGTTGTATTCGACCCACTCAAAGTCGGCGCTCATGTCGCGCTTCCGGCTAATACCGCTGACCTCCACGATCAGCTCCTCAGCGGAGGAGGCCACAATGTACGCGGAGCCTCGGACGGCGATCGTGTTCAGCGTGTTGCTCGTGAACAGCGTGCTGCCCGCCTCGTAGGTGCCGGGCGGCGTCAGGGTCGTATCGAGGCTCGCGGAGACGCTGTTGCCACGGAAGTCCTGCACGAACAGGGTGTAGTTCGTCGCAGCCTCAATTGTGACAGGCCGGTCGATGATGGCTCCCTTCGTCGGGATCGGGATCGCGCCGTACTCGCCCTGCGTGGCGTTGGCGAAGCTGAACCTCGCTGAGCCTGAGGCTCCGCCCGCCCTCGGGTAGATCCGCAAGGTGACCGAGGCCGTCTTCTCGCGGCCATCTGGGGCCTTGACGAAGAACGATGCGGAGAGGTATCGGTTGAAGCCGCCGAGGTCTTGGATGGAGCCTCGCGTCGGCTGGTCGAACGAGTCGTCGGCGGAGGCAGTGACTGCGCTGAGGTCAAAGGTCACCCCCGTCGTCGCCCGGTCGGTCACCAGCTCAATGCGCGGCGATGCGTTGAGGATCTGCTCGGCGCAAACGGTGACGCTCACCCACCCGTCGCTCTTGTCGGAGAAGCCGATCGCCTGCTCAACGTAGCCGGTGCCGTCGATTGTATCGGCGGTGCTGCCCCCGAACGGGTCCGCGCCCGTGTTCGCCGTCACCGTCACCGAGGAGGCGGTCCAGGAGCCGCCTGTGAAGTCTTGACGGTCCTGAAGGGCTTCGGGCTCGGATGGAGCGGCGGACGCAGCACAGCGGCCTGACGCGCCCCTGGGAAGGACCTCGCTCGACACGCGCAGGAGGTCGCCCACCTGATACGGCAGCGCGTCCATCGCGGCGCTGAACTTGCCGCTCCTCTTCTGGAGCTGGTTAGTTAGCAGGATGTAGTTCCCGTGGCGCTCCGCCTGCCCTGCATCGGTGACCCCAAACAGTTGGCTGTTCTCCTGCCGGATGAACGTCTGGTTCGTGACGGAGTCCAGCTCCTCGCTCTGCACCTGCACGGGGACGGGCTCGAATCCCTGCTGAGCGTCAAGAATGTTCAGCGTGAGGGCGTTCGGGCGGGTCTTGGCGCTGCTGAAGTCGATCTCGAAGCTGCCCTCGATCATGTTGCTCGCCGTCAGCACACCGATGGGCGTCCTGGGCCGCGAGAATCGCACGCTAAGGCTGCTGCCGACAGGCACCGGTGCCGCTCGGCCCACCGCGCAAATCTCCAGCAGGGCGTCCCACGCGGATCCTGTCCGGTCGAACACGCCGTTGAACTCGAACCGACGCTGGCCGCCCTCCACTGAGGCACCGTTGAGATCGGTGGGAGTCAGAACGTCTGCCCCGAGGCGCTGCCCGCTGGTCCACGGATCCGGCTCCGTCAGCCGGTCCCAGTAGCACTTGATGGTCCACACGCCGTCGAGTAGCTGGGCCTCGATGATCTCGTATCCAGCCCCCGTGCCGCTGTTGATGTCGTTGCTGACGCCCGGCGTCGTCGCCGTAGGAAACCCAGCGAGTCGAAGGAAGTAGCCCGCCTTCCATGTGTCAGGCAGGACGCTCAGCTCTTGGATACCGATCTCGAACCAGATTGCGCCTCGGATCTCCCCAGAGGCCGGGTCGGTCGTCGTGTTGTCGAAGTAGATGTCTGCGTCATCCACGGCACCAGGGTTGGCGATGACCGTCCTGGGGCGTCCGTCGTAGACGACCTCGTCGCAGTAGTCTCCCCATGCCTTCCACTGCTCAAGGTCAATGTCGGCTAGGTCGTAGAACCTGCCGAGGCCGTACCGCCGGTTGAGCACGAGGTCGAGCGCGACCCAGGCCGGGTTTGCCGTGAAGGTCAGCACCGTCGTGGGCAGCGTCGTGCTGATCCCGTCCCAGACTGGCACAGGGCGTCCCTTGACGATTGCCGTGGTTGTCGGGAGGCCACCGTTGAGCTGCTCGCTGGAGTCCACCTCGATGCCGAGGATGGGCGTGTTCGGGTAGGTGAAGTTCTGGCTCAGGACGCTGCTGATCGCCTGCACCTCGACGGCGTTGGCGATGCTGGCTCGGTTGCTGCGCTTCGTCGTGCGGAGGATCTCGACGCGCCACTTGCTGCGTTTGTAGGCCCCTGCTGCGCCAACGCGCACGACGCCCCCAGTAACGCCAGAGGTCGCGCCGACGTTCAGGGTCGGCGTTGCGGCCCACCACTCCTCTGCTGTGCTATGCGAGGAGGTGCCTGCCGAGTCCTCGAAGGGTGACCGGAAGCAGAGGAAGAGGCTGTTGCCTGCGACTGCCCCAGGGATACCGAACCCGTTGTTGTACTCGGCTGCGGCGAAGGTCTGATCGACGTAGATCGTGTAGCACTTCACCTCGTCGAAGCTGACGGACGAGCCAGGGTGTACGGCGTTTCTGTTGCCGACGACCAGCGGTGTGCCTGACCAGTTGAACCGGACGTTGTCGGTGACAGGGATGAACGGCACTGACTGTCCGTTGATGAAGAGGCTGATGCGCTCGTTGCCCTGAGTGTCCCAGCTCGCACCGATGTGCAGCCACTGACCTTCTGCGCTCGAATCGAACCGCCCCTCCGCAGGCGTTGCCGGAGGCGTGTCGGGGATGCAGGTCTCAAACCCTCCGCTAAGGAAGCAGAATGCGTTGCCCGCTCGGAACTGGAAGGTCGACGAACCTCTCTGCAGCGTGAGCGTCAGCACCGGCACCGTGCCGCCTGAGTTGAACGACACGTTCTCAACGGAAAGCGCCCAGCCGGTTCGGCTGCTCCCCGTCGTCGGGCCGAGGTTCGAGATCAAGTCCTGAGGGCCGCCGGTCGCGATCTTGACCCAGCCAAACACAGAGAACGTGAACGCCTCCTGCCCTGCGGCGTAGCCTCCCGTGCTCGATGCGTAGGACAAGTTGCTGCCGTTCGACCCAGTCGTGAGTGCCTTGTTGCCCGGCGTGGCTGGCACGTTGACCTGCGGGTCCTCAAACCTGTAGCTGTCTTGGATCTGGAAGCCTTCACGCTGGGCAAGGGCGATCGGGTCAACGACGGGCAATCGGACGTACCCGTCGTTGTTGTAGCCTCCGCTGGTGATCGGATTGCCGACGTTATCCAGCTCGATGTACCGGATCTGGTAGCCGAGGAACGCGCTCTGAATGGCTCCGCTGCTCGTGTTCTGAGCGTAGTACCCTCCGGGGAAGCTCAGGGTCCACACGAACCCGTCAACGTCCTCTGCCGTGAAGTCGTAGGTGACGGCGTTCGCCTCCCAGAGCGGATCGTTTACCGCTGTGAACTCGTCGTCGCCAGCGGTGCTGAAGCCGGTGATGAGGTTCGCAGTCTGAGCTGGAGAGAAGTTGCCGAAGTCATCCTCGGGCACGGTCAGGTCCGACTCGATCGGGAACGTCACGCGCGTCTCGTTGAAGCCAGGGACCGACTCCTGCTCGTTGTTGCCCATCCGCAGCCACACCTTCAGGTCCGGCGTGTTCTGCGCGTTGTTCCCGTTGATGAACACTTGGTTCGGGATGTTGCCGCCGGTCAGCGGCACCGTCGCCGGGGTGTCTGTCTCGATGCCTCCGATGGCGGTGATCGGCCCCTCTCCGAATCCGATCAACTGCCGGAGCGTGCTCTTCGGCGGGAGCCCCTGCACGCTTACGAACTCGTTGATGATCGTGCCGCCGACTCGCATCGTTCCGTAGATGATCGGCAGCGGGTTGCCCTCAGCGCGGTCGTTGCTGACGCCTGCGAAGCCGTAGACCGCAGACGACTCATCGTCTCGGCGCTGCTTCGGCTTGGGCGGCGGGAAGAGCAGCGCGAAGGCTGCGCTGACGGCGATGGAGATCAGGAGGTTCTGAGCGACGAACGCAACCGTCAGCAGGTCCTCCGGCACCCGGAACACGACGACCATATCGTCCTCGCGCAGGCGGTAGTCGTCGGCCTCCTCGATGCCGTTGACGCGAACGGACACTGCGCCCCAGCCCTCCGGCTTCAGGCTCTCCACCGTCGCCCCGACCTCCGCAACGCTGATCTCTCGCTCGTCGCAGCGCAGCGGGTTGCTGATCGAGACGACTACAGGCACTGGGTCTCCGGGTCGCGGTAGATGCCCTGGACGTCCTTGACCGTGCTGAGGCGCTGCGCGTACACCCCGTAGCCCGTGGCCGCTGAAACCACGAGCGTCGGGCTCGTCGCCGCCACTCCGCTCACATGGAGCCCGTCTCCCGCAAGGCTTAGTACCACATCGCCTAGCCTCGCTGGTCCCTCGACCCGAATCCAGTTGTGCGTGGGTTTCTTCAGCAGGCCCAGGAATCTGTCCCTGGCTGCCTCCCCGTGCGCTCGGGCGACGATCTCGGCAGTCGCCCCATAGCAGTCCAACGCGCCGTTCTCGGGGTCATGAGAGCCTGCCTCGTACCGGAGCGCGAGCAGGTCGTCGTAGCGCATCATGCCCATCACTGGCCGGCTCGCGGGATGCCGGGGAATGCTCCGAACCGGGCAGGGTGCGCTCGGGCGAAGCCCTGGGCGACCTCGTCGTCCCCCCGCTCCTCGCAGTTCTCCAGGGTCTTGTTGCAGGTTGAGAACCCTGCGCCAGCCACCTCAGTGTTGTAGCCGCACTCGGCGGAGCCGAAGATCCACCGGCATCGCCTCCGGCTGTGAATGAAGGGCGGGAACTGGAGCTGGTACAGGTTGAAGGCTGACACCTGAAGAACGATGGCCTCGCTCTTCACAGCCGCCGAGACGACCTCCCCCTGCTGCGACACCGCTGGCTTACCGCTCGCGATGTCCAGGGCGCTCACCAGCATGATGCGCACAGGGAGGCCGACGAACCCGTCTGCCGCGTCCATCGTCGCACCTACCAGCGGCCCCGCGTGCCCGAGGGTGATCGGGATGGTCGGCAGGCTGCCGTCCGTGCCCTCCTCCACGTTCCCGTGCGTGATCGGGGCCGGGGAGTAGGTCAAGGGCTGCCCGCTGGCGTTCAGGCCGAACTGGACGCTCTGCGTGAAGTTCGTCAGCCTGTACCGCCGGGGCGGGTCCTCGTTAGTCTGCAGCTCGTAGAGCCAGATCCAGGGGATCTGAGTCTCAAGCTGGTTCGCGTGGAGGGCCGAGTTGTTGCCAAGGGTCGACGAGACAGCGACCGCAATCACAGCGGCGGCCTCAAAGGCTCCGGGGTTGGCTGAGCCCGCTCCTCGCACAACGCCGAGGATGTCCAGCTTGGGCACTCCGGCGGTAGATGTGCCAGCACCGGCCTGCCAGACGGCGTTGCTCTCTAGGTCGTAGAGCTGCCCGGTGTCGGCGTCGTAGATCGCGAGGTCTGCGCCGGTCGCGAGGGTGTTCGTCGTCGGCGTGATCGGGTACGGGGAGCCCTGGAGGGCGGCGGGGAAGGCGAAACTCGCATTCACTCGCGGGCCAAAGTTATTTGACCCAGAGAGCGCCACTGTGCCGGAGGACACAAAATCATAGTCCGCATCAAGGACGAGGTTATTGACGACTTCTGCTGCTAACGTGCCTGTGCTGGTGTTGAAGGGATGGATCCCAGCGGTGCTAGACCCGGTGGTGCTGACCGTGTTGTTGACGATACGCACGGACCCATCAGCAGTCACGGCGCTGGTTCTTCGCGCAAGAATCGCACCGCCTTGCGCCAAGACTCGGCAGTTCTCAATGACCATCGGCGCAGAAGGTGAGCCGCCGTTCCCAGTCGCGTAGATACCGATCGACCCAGCGGACTGATCGACGATCAAGTTGCGGAGCACAATGCCCTCATCTCCACGCGGCTGCACGCCGTTTGAATCCGTGACAGCGAACACAAGTCCGTCGAACGTCACGAAGCTGTCGTTGATGATAGGAGCGAGCCAAGTGCAGCGAACACCCGAGGCGGGGTCGCCGCCGTGATTGCTTCCCGCCGCGTAGGTCCATGTCACGTTCCTCGTCGCATCGCTCACAAGCGAGCTTGTGAAGCTCACATTTGCGCCGCTCTCCGAGTACGTCGCCGCATCCGCCAAGAACTCAATCCGCTCGTTCTCAAACACGAGGTCCGCGCTCCCGCCGATGTTCTCCACATCAGCCTCAGCCGCCGTGAACGTCGCGTAGTCTCGACCGACCGGCCCGATGGTCCTCGTCAGCACCGCTGTCGCCTGCGCCAGCGCGAACGCACCGGGGTTCGTCGTCGTACCCGACCGAGTGTCGCCAAGGATGTCGGTCGTCGGCACATCGCTGTTGGAGGCCGGGCCGACGCCACCGTTGATCACGTCGTTGTGCGGCGAGTCGAGGAGCGCCCCGTTCTTGCCGACGTACAGCGCGAAGTCGCCGGAGCCAGGGTCGTAGGCGGTGGATGGCGTGAACTGCGCCCCGATCCCGAAGTGCGCGAACGTGAAGACAGAGGTCGGCGCACCAGCGTTGCCGATGTTGTTCGAGCCCTGGACGTTTTTGCCGCCGCCGCCGATGTTGCAGTCGCTTGAGTTCGGCTCAAGAATGATGCAGTTGACGATCTCGTACAGGTCTGCCGTGACGCCCGATCCCCGCGAGGTGTTGAACACATTGGAGCCAACGCCTCGCCCCAAGTGGGTGCAGTTCAGGAACCGCTCGAAGCTCGGAAGATTTGCGCCGCCACCGCCTCCGGTAAAGGTCTGAACCTTGCAGACGAGGTTGCGGTAAGTGATCGGGAACAGATCGGTGCCGATGCTTCCAGGCGCGTAGTTGTTTCGGATCTCCACCATTTTTCCGCCAATCGCGCCGTTCGTCTCGTGTTCGCAGTCCTCGAAGATCATCCCCTCGACAGTCGGATGCGTTGCGTTGTTACCGATCCAAAAGCCACGGTGGGTGATGCTGTTGCTGTAGGCGTTTATGCCCGTCCAGCGAGTGAAGCTGTCCTGCACAGGGATATCGACATAACCTGCACTGTAGACGCGCGGCGACTCTCCGGGTGCGGCCTTCCACCAGACATATCGCGTCGGGTCAGCCACGATGTCGCTGATGATGCCCACGTTGCTAAAGTCCGAGTCGGCGTAGCAGACGAACTCGATGCGCTCATTGCTGCGGGTGAGGTCTGCGCCACTGCTGCCGATGTTCTCAACGTCAGCCTCGGCCAACGCTAGCGAGGCGTAGTCCCGCGAAGCCGTGCCGACCGTCCTCGTGATGACCGTAGGCGCAACGAACCCGTCCGCCTCGAACGCCCCAGGGTTACAGCTCGCCCCGCTCCGCGCCACGCCGTTGATGTCCGTGGTGGGCACGTCGCTGTTGGTTCCAGGGCCGACGCCCTGTTGCCAGACATCGTTCCCGGTGACATCTGCAAGAGCTCCGGTCGCGCCCATGTAGACCGCGTAGTCCCCGGAGCCGAGGGGCGTGGAGAAGCTCGTGGTTGCGGTGATCGGGTAGGGGGAGCCTTGGAGGGCGGCGGGGAAGGGGTTGGTCGCGCCGCCGAAGTTGTTGGAGCCTGTAGGCGTCACTCCGGCGTTCGTCATGACACGATCAACTTCCAGCGCAAGGCAGTTGATGAATTCCGCGCCGACACTTGCTGTCCCTGAGGCGGACATAAAGATTGCCCTTTTGCCCGTTGCGGCGGCAGGTGCCCGCAGGAAGGTGCAGTTGACGACGCTAAAGGTGGTCGTGCCCGAAGACTCCAGAATGTAAATGCTTTCCTGCGAGGGGGTGCTGAATACGCAGTTGACCAGCGACAGCGACGACACGTCCTCGTTGATTCTCACCGCCTTGTAGCTAGGGTTGCTTATAAGGCCCCGAGTGACACTAACTCCCGTTGTGGAAGGTTGAACTTGCAGGACCGATCCAATGACTCCCGAAGCTGTGAACTCCAAACCGTCTAGGGTCATGTAATCGTCTTGGAGTTGATTATCTGTCCCTCCGGTAGCCGTAAGGACTACACCGCCTCCGAACACGCCGCCGTGCTCACTCCCAGCCGCAGGCTTATACGTCACCTGCCGCGTGGCATCTGTCGTCAGCGAGCTGCTGAACGTCACGCTCTCCGAGTACGTCCCCGCATCCGCCTCGAACACAAACGCTCGGTTCGTGAACGTGATGTCCTCCGCAGGAAGCGAAGCCTCAGCCAGCGTGAACGTCGCGAAGTCCCGGCCCACAGGACCGATCGTCTGCGTCGTCACCGTGGGCGCAACAAACCCATCGGCCTCGAACGCGCCGGGGTTGCAGGTCGCTCCGCTTCGCGCCACGCCGTTGATGTCCGTGGTCGGAACGTCGGAGTTCGAGCCTGGGCCCACGCCCTGTTGCCACACGTCGTTGCCGGTGACGTTCGCGAGCGAGCCGTTGCTGCCCATGTAGACAGCGAAGTCGCCAGCACCGAGCGGAGTGCTGAAGCTCGTGGTCGGCGTCTTCTCGGAGCCCACTCCATTCGTCGAGAAGCTCTGCCCCGAGACGCCCCCGAGCACGCCGATGTTGTTGCTGCCCGTGACGGTCGCGGTCGCTGCGAGTTGGCGGTCGGCGCGACTGTCGAGCACGATGCAGTTGACCAGTTTGCAGGCGCTCGATCCGGTGGCGAAAAACTGGTAATTAGTCTGCCCGGCGGGACTCGTCGTGCCTGGGAGGAATGTGCAGTTGATCACATCCACGAACAAGTCTACGCCGCTCGCGTTGACGCCAAACCGAGACTTTGTCACGACGTTGCGGACCACGCACGGAGCGGCTGCGGATCCGATATTCGCCCCGCTCTTGTTGAGGTACACGCCTGCTCCGTCGCTCGTCGCTTCGCAGTTCTCGACGATGATCCCCACCTGAGAGTCGAACAGCTTGAACGCGCCGCCACTCGTATCGAAGGAGTCAATGCCATCAAAGCGCGTGAAGTCGTCACGCATTCGGACGGTCGTGCTCTGCGTGCCGTTCCCGATGACTGGACGGTTGGATCGGTCAGCGCAGCGATAGGTAGCGTTCCTCGTCGCGTCTGATACGAGCGTCGAGTCCACATTGAGGATCTCGACATAGGTGCCCGCGTCCGCCTCGAAGACGATGGCCCCGTCGTTGGCCACCAGATCCGTCGAGCCGAACTCCGCAGTCGCGATGCTTCCCACCGCAGCTTCCGCCAGCGTGAACGTCGTGTAGTCGCGCCCCGTGGGGCCGATGGTCTTCGTGACGACGGTGACCACGGATCACGCCTCCTTGTCGGTCGTGATCGCCTGGATCTCGGCCCAGGTCTTTTCGATCCCCGCGTCGTGCGCCTCGTCCTCCGGCACCCAGGTCTCAAACTCGGAGCCCGTCAACGTGACCTGATACCGACGCTTGCCGAGTTGCTCAGGCGGGTCCTGAGTGTCGTCCTCCCACGGCTCCATGAGCGCCACGACCTCAGGGTCGTCGTGCTCCTTGTCGCTGATGTAGCAGAACAGGAACCCGCTCTCGGTCGGCGTGACAGCCGAGCCGGGGTTCTGGTGGCCGTCGAGGACCTGCACAACATCGTTGTCGTCGTAGGTCAAGCCGCCGCTGGGCTTCGCGGTGATGATGAGGGCGTGGGCCATGGGTCAGTCGGGGTCGATGTAGGTCTGAACGAAGTCGTTCGGGTTCGTCGTGTCTGTCGTGGAGTCGGTCCAGATCATGCTCCGGCGGATTGCAGTCTGCGCCGCGCCGAAGCTGTTCTCCGCGTTGCCGTCGTGAGTCCAGAGGCCCATCTCCTTCGTGCCTCGAGTGAACAGGCCCTCGACCACTTCGTCCACGCTCGAGCCCGTAGCTGCCAGCCCCAGGCACGCTCGCTCGAAGAGGTCGTTCAGGACAATCGTATCCGTGTCCACCTGCCGCACAGTCAGGCGCTTGATCCCTTCGATCACGTTCACAAGCGCCGTGCTCGTCCCCGTCCACTCGCTCACGTCCACGATGCGGTCGCGGCCCAAGAGCACGCCGAAGGTCTGGTCCGCGAAGGTGGCGATCTTGCCTGAGCCGCTATCGGTGACGACGCCCGTGGTCGTGCTCACCGCTCCGTCGCCCGAAGGCCCGACCGTGATCGTCTCCCCCGTCCAAGCGCTGGCGACGAACACCTGCCGATCCTGCCCCCCGATCGGCCCGATGAACGCCTTCAGCTCCACGTCACCCCCGCCGTTCGTGTCCACCTCGAGGCGCAGCCGGAGCTCCTCGCGGAACTTGATCAGCTTGAAGCCATCTGCCACGACTTGCTTCGCGAGGAGCGTAGGGACGCCCACGCTGCCGCTGGCGCCGAAGTTCATGCGCCAGACCTCGAGGTAGAGGTCGATCGCGCTGGCGTTCTTCAGCGGGTAGGCGACGAACAGGTAGCCGTTGACGCCTGCCACGCTGTATTCGTTCTCGGAGCTCGTCGCGCTCACCGCAGGATGCCCGCCGCCTGCTCGCAGGAAGACCCCGTTCCCGAGCCATCCGTTGTAGATCGGCACCGGGTCGATCGGATCCTGGCCGATCATGCTCCCCGAGAAGTTGGCGCGACGA